TACTGCGCCGTTTCGTGCGGGGGAGCGCCGCTCGACGTCGTGAAGCGCTACATCGAGAAACAACGTGGCGGGGCCTCCTCCCCGCCCTGAAGGACGGGGTTTCTGGCCCCGCTAGAAGCAGATGAAGCCACCACGGTGTAACCACGAGGCTGACCTCGAAGTGCCTTGTGGCGAGTGTCAGGCAGCAGCTGGAGCAGAGTGCATTGGCTTGGACGCCGGCAGCCCGGCACGACTCCCGTTGAGGACGGTCCACTTTGCTCGCCGGCTCGCTAACCTTGCGCGCGACCCGGAAGCTGCGGCCCGGCTAGAAGCAGCGCTTCGACGTGGCTGTGAGCCGGAGGAGCGAAACTGATGCGTCGCCATCGGCTGTCTGCTGACATACCTCCCGTTCGTAAGCAGGAGGTGGTCGGGCTTGCCACTGTGTTCCAAGAGCCTGGGCGTTTGCGCGATCCTGAAGCGTGCGCTCGTGCCGACGAAGAGCTTTGGGAGCACAACCTCGCCGCTTACGCGCGACACGCCAAGGCCCAATGAACGAGAACGCTCGGCCCTTTGCGCTGATGCTCGGCCTGGCCGGCGGTAGCACCATCGGCTACTGGGGCGTCCAGCATGTATTCGGTCGTGGCATGACCGAGGACGAGAAGAAGAACGTGGCGGGTTACGCTGTCGCAACAGGTGTCCTTCTCGTCGCCACTGGGCTAGGCTTGGCCGACTGGCTCACCGTCGAAGGCGTGGGCGCAAAGCTCGACAAATTGTTCGGAGGATCGACGTGAGGAAAGCTCTGGTTTCTGGTTTGTTGGCCGTCTTCGTGCTTTGCACAACGTGGATGCCAACCGTTGCGATGACGGGGTGCGCTGGCCTGATGGCCATGATTCAGCAGGCTGCTACGGGCGCGCTGCTCGTTGGCGACGCGCTGTCGATTGCCGAGCAGGTTTCGAAAGACTGGTTTGGCGGTCATCCCGACGCCGACAGTCAGAAGAAGGTCGACGATGCCCTGCAGACGTCGCATGACGCTCTTGCTGCGCTTCAGGCTGCCATCGACGCCGCAAAAACAAGCGGCAAGGAAGACGGCGTGAAGGTCTCCGCTGGCAAGGTGTTGGCCTCGTACCGCGAGGTCAAGACGCTGGTTGATGGCCTGCCGCCCGTCAAGGTGGGCGAGGCGCACGCCTCGAAGCTCCCCATCGTTTCGGACGTGGCGAAAGCGCTCGGGGTGTCGACGCTATGAAACGTAAGCGACATCGACCACGCAAGAGTCCGGTTGCCCGCCGCCGCGCAGCTCGCCAGGGCCGGCGTGTGCGCGTGCAGGCCGACTTGTCGACGTTCGTTGCGGTCGAGGCGACGCCATGACGAGCCGAGACTTCTGCTATTGGCTGCAAGGCTTCTTCGAGGTGGCGAAGCCGGCAGCACTCACCGAAGAGCAGACCGTGCTCGTCAAGCAGCACCTTGCGATGGTGTTCAAACACGAAATTGACCCGTCGTTCGGAGACGCCAAGGTTCAGGCTGCGCTGGACGCTCTTCATGCGCCTGGCTTCCAACCTGATAACAACACCATCTACAGGTGCTGAAATGAGGCTTCGTGGCGTCGCACTCGTCAACCGCTCGACGGTCCCAGGCATCACGCCGATGTTCCTGCGGCTCATCGCTGCGGCGTGTTGCATCCAGCTGAGCCGTGACGTCGGACCGGCCTACGGTCGCGAGCCGGTTCCGGTCGTGTACGCCGAGAACGCAGAAGCTGTTCCAGCTGGCTACAGCATCGCCTACTTCGTCGACAATGATGCTGATGTCCCCGGTGCTCTCGCCTACCACACCGAGAACACTGACGGGACGTACTGCCTCTTCGTGCTGGTGATGACCATCCTCGAAAATGACGGCTCACTCAGCGAAGGCGTCAACAGCATCTCCACCGCCTGCTCTCATGAGATCGTCGAGATGTTCGGAAACGCCACGGTCAACGGCTGGCACGACGACAGCAAAGGTGGTGGAGTTGCGGACGAGCTAGCAGATCCAGTCGAAGCGCAGAGCTACGAGATCGAAGTGTCGATCCAGGGTGCGAGCGGCCTCGTGCCTGTTAGCAATTTTGTCTATCCCGACTGGTTCGACCCGCAGGCGCCACCGACGGCGCAGTTCGACCACATGGGCAAGCTCACCGCGCCGTTCCAGCTCGCCGACGGCGGCTACATGATCATCCGCGATGAACGAGGCAAGGAACGCCAGGTGTTCAGCGAGTCGTTCCCGAAGTGGAAGCGTGATCTGAAGGCAACCGTCGGACGTCGCGCTCGGGCTCGTGCGGACGCTGTGGTTCCGCCGCCACCAGACACGATCCCCGATCCAAAGTTGGAGCTTTGATGGACGTCATAATCAAGATCAGTCGCACCGGAGCAGAAGTTGCTGCGCTGCCAGTCGTGGTCGAGACGACGGACAACGCAGAACTGCTCGTCGCGGCGATAGCAGAAGCGCTCGACGAGCATGCAGCGGAGAGCTACGAGGTCTGGTTCGAAGAGCCGCCGGAGTGACCCATGCAGCCTGTTCCTGGGCATCCTCATGCGCTGTGGGAAGCTGGACCTGACGCTATCGGGCGCTACTGGATCCGCTGCCGCTGCACGTTCTGCGGTGAGACGGCCGAAAAAATCTGCAACAGACCCGCGCTCACCAACTACCGCGTGTTACAATTTTCCGTGTTGCACGCGCATGGTTTGAGGCCCGTGTTTCAGGGACAGCGATGACGACAACAGCTCTTCCAGACGTTGTTCTGTTCGCTGGTCCGATCAACGCCGCGCAGGCGCCTGGCGCCACCGTCCCTGGCGCCATTAGGCATTTTTTTGTTTGCACTGGCGATGGTTCCACGCCGCCTATCTGCTCTTCGATCCTTCAGGCAGACACGAGCGGTCGTTATCTCCCAAACTTGCTCAAGCGCATTGGGCTCGATGAATCACGGGTAGGGCGCGTTTTCCTCGGCTCATTCAGCGCAGGCGGCCAAGTTTGGAAGCGCCTGCTCATGAACCCGCAGGACCGCGCGCGCATCACTGGAGCGGTCCTTGGCGACTCGGCTTACGAGTCCGTGCCTGGCTCAAGCGCTATTCCCGTCGCAGGATTCGTCGAGTACGCGCTTGAGGTCATGCGCGACCCGACGAAGTTCTTCTTCGCCTCGGTGTCAAGCAATGCCAATCCTTCGACGAGCCAACCAGGTGTCATCTGGGCCTCGGGCTCGCAGACGTTGGCTGCAACACGAGCTGCAGTCGAGCAGCGTTCGGGTCGTAGTTTCAAGACTGGAGGGACGCTCCCTGTCAGCGTCCAGCCCGATGCGCTGTACAGCATCGGTAGCAACTTACTTTTTGCTGATTTCGGTCAGGCAAGCATGATCGGCCCGGATGGCAAGCCGACAGGTGCGCATGGTTTTCACGCGTTCATGCAGCCCGAGTTCTGGCAGCGCATCCTCGTGCCATGGCTTCAGAGCGGTGGCTCTACAGTCGGCGACTGGTGGCAGAGCGCCGTTGCCTTCCTTGTTGGCTCGGCACTGGGGTATGGTGGCGCCGCGAGGTTTCGATGAGCTTCCAAAGAGGATACACACTCGGCGACGCGGACGGCCCTGATGCCTTCCTCGAAGGAGTAACGCTTGCTGAGGCGGTAGAAGAAGCGTCAAAAATCTACCCCAAACACACGCCGCTCATGTACGACGGCGACCTGTTCACTACAGAGCGCGAGGAACATGGCGATCTGGAGCCGAACCCTACAGCGCCAGCAAAGATGCCAGGCCATGCGCTGAGGAATCTTGGGTTGTCTGAGCCTATCAGCGGACGCCCGTTCTCTGCGGATGAGGTGATGGCTCTAAGCGAGAAGGACGCTCATCGACTTCTTTTGCCGTATTTTCAGGTGGAGAGACAAGGTTGGTCTCAGCTCCTGCAGCGGGTTCTGCCTGCTGTCGAAAATCCGGTGATCAAGGCCTACGATACGCCAAGCAAGATGAAGAGAGCCTTTATGTCCATCAACGCCAAGATGGAAAAGGCTGCCAAGAAAAAGGTCAAGGGCGTGCGACCGGGACGCAGCCGAGGGCCGAATCTAATGCCGCACCGCCTAGCGCTCGACGTAGCTCATGAGCTAAAGCGAAAGCTGCCGATGAAAGGGCTTGGTCTTTGTGTCGGCTCGAACGACGCCTGTCGCTCAACATGCCTGCTTTACACTGGGAACAATCCCATCGCTGACAAGCAGAACATGGCCAAATACTCGCGCATCGAGTCGCTCCTGATGCAGCCAGTCGCTTGGTTGAGGATGCTCGTTGCCGCCACAGAATGGCACGTGGACGATTGCAAGTCTCGTGGGCTTGTGCCCTACGTGAGGCCCAACGTTCTTAGTGACATCCCGTGGGAGCTTGTGTTTCCAGACCTGTTCGACATGTTTCCGAAGCTGTCGTTCTACGACTATACGAAAGTTCCAGGGCGAACTGAGGGTGCGAAAAACTACGACCTTACCTTCAGCTTCTCCGGCTCGAACATGTCGTACGTCGAGCACGAGTTCAATCGCGGCCGGCGCATCGCGGTCGTGTTCTGGATGCCTAGGCCGTGCGCGAAGTATCCGACAAGCCCTAGGTGTCAGAAGCCGACCGATTACACGTTCCTGGGCCAGCCGGTTCTGGACGGAGACAAGCACGACTTCCGACCTCTCGATCCGCCGCAGACCATCATCGGGCTGTCGTACAAGGTGGTGTTCGGAACGTCGCTAGACGAGCCGCCCACGAAGTCTGAGGGCTTCATTATCCGACCGCAGGAGTCACTCTGGCCGCGTGGCCGTCTTCCCAAAGCCGTCGTGCCATCGTTCCGAGACGAAGACACGGGCGCTATTTTGGTAGCTGGAACTCCAGCGCAGCTCGGCGCCAGCGCCGCGTTCGAAGAGTCGACGCCTACCTTCCTCGCTGCGGAGTGAAAATGGCACGGAACGTCGCTCCCCGCTGGGCCCTGCACGTCAACATCTTCGAAAAGGATGTCGGTGTCGACTACCCAGTCGTGGCCCACATCTTCTACGGCGTGACGAAGGCCGAGGCCGAGGGCTACTACAAGGCGCACATGGGCACCGACGCGTTCTTGCGTGGCTGCGTGAACAAGAAGCACTGGGATGGCGTCAGCTGCTACGCCACGGTTGGCTGGGAGAACCTCGGTTAGGCTGACATCTGGTCGTTGACCAGGCCGTAGCTGCGCAGCTCTTTCGTGGAGAGCTGCTTGCGGCTCACGGCAACGATGTTGAACGGCCAGCCGAAGACGGTGCGGGGGTTGATCTTGTCGTGGTGCGCCTCGCTCCAGATGTCTTTCCAGCCATCCCACAAGGTCCGCTCACGGGTGATGGTCGCCACGCGGTACCAGAGTCCATCGACCTTCGCGAGCGCCGAAGACTTGTCGATGGCAACGTAGTCTGCAGGGCGTGCCGTGGGTGGTTGCCGCAAACCATGCCTCGTGGTTTCGCCGCGGCGCCTCCGCGGGTTGCAAAGGATGCCGTGCTTGTCGACGTAGAGTTCTCCGTGCTGGAGCGGTCGCGGCTCGCGCCAGTGCGGCTGGCCGCACACCTCGCCCTTGTCGTTGATCGAGGCGTGAAGCTCGACGTATCCAAACAAATGCTCGTAGATGTGCAGGTTGATCGCGCTCGTCGGCTTGAACTGCTGCCGTAGTTCCGAGTAGACCTTGTTCCACGGGCGTCCGACGTTCTTGAGGAGCCACTTCTTCAGCGGGTTCAGGTTCTCGTTCAAAGTTTTGTTGTTGTAGCCAGCCACCTGCGGCTTCTTCATCGACCTCTTGCGAGGCGCGTCGGACTCGACGCCATCATCGCCCTCGACGAGCTGCAGGTTGTTCTCCTGGCGCCGCACGTCGCGATAGCTCCTGGTGGAGCTGCCGATGCGTTCGCGTTCGCAGAGAAGCTTGGGGAAGTCGGGGCGCATGGTGGTCGTCTCCAGGCGAATATATCAGGTTAAGAGATTCGGCGCCTAATTGTCAACGACGACTTTCTTCCAGTCGCGACATGTGAGCGTCCACGTCATCTCTCCTTCGCTTCTGGTGATGCACTTCGCCAAGATGAGCTTTTCCCCTATGGCGGTGATCTCGATGACGTCGGGCCCGAAGCCTTCGTCGCCTTCTAGTCGGTCGCCGACGACCCAGCCGTTGATGCGGCAGGTGTCGGCGTCGGTTTCGCCTCGCTTCATGCAGCGTGTTATACGTCGGACGTTGACACGGCGTCAACGTGGTGACAAGATCGGTCGGGTAGGGTACCCTGGCGCCATGCCGAAAAGCGAAGCCGTTCACGAGCGTTACGCGGAGATTCGCGACGTCGTAGCGAGTCGAGGCTGGACCATTGGGCAGCACAAGGCGCTCGAACGGCTCACCAACGTGTTCGGAGCAGCGTGCGAAGAACATGGGCTCGACATCGTTCTGCTGGCGCTCTGCAACGCGCTGTACGGCGACATCGCCGTGCTACTGCGAAAGGCCGGGTCGCCAACGAAGGGCGACAGCCCGGCCGGCGGCGACCTCGAATCGCGGGCGAACACCCTCTTGGCCGTGTACGACCAAGTGCGTGCAGCCCACGCCGTGGCCACCGGAGGCTGAGAAATGAGCGCCGAGCCGGTCGAGTTCGAGCCGAACGATGAAGGGCAGCGCACGTACAGCGCGCCGGGTGCTGCAGACATCCCGTCGCATTGCTGTTTTTGCGGCCGGCAGCTACTGGACGCTCACAGCATCGAGGTAGGTTACGGGCCGATTTGCGCCGACAAGTACATGTTGCCACACAAGGGCCAGTTCGAGTCCGAACCGGACCGCGCTGCCATCGCCAGCGTCCTTGAAATCGCGCCCGAGCGCCTGCGGGAAGCGCTCGCGAAAGACGTGAAGAACGCGACAGCGGGACGTCTCTGCAACAAGGCCGTTTACCAAGCGTCGCTCGCCATCAGCTATCCCGACCAGCAGAAGAACCTCGTCATCGCGGCGTGTCAGCGCATCGCGTTGGCGTGCGGATTTTCGCGCGTGGCCGACCGCCTCTCGGAGCTGTACTTCAAGAAGCACGGCATTCGCATGGTGCGCCAGAAGGACGGGCGTATTGCGCTATGCACGCCGTACAGTGCAGGCTTCGTCAACGCCGTGCGCAACATCCAAGGCAGGATGTTCGACTCGGCCAGCAAGTGCTGGGTCATCCCAGGTGACGAGCGCTCGATGGCGCTCGGGCTCGCGGCGCTCAGCGTATCCTTCCCCGGCCAGCTCATGGAAGGCGTGGATGGCAACCTGATGGAGATCCCACGCGAGGTTCAGATCCCCCCACCGCCGACGAAGCCGACTGGTGCGCCGAAGGAAGCGACCGGCGAGAGCGGCGTCGCTCCGATGAAGCTCCAGAAGGGCGACGTAGTCATCGACCCGCAGGGGCGCGAGCGCATCGTCGGCTGGGTGAGCCCCGAGAGCGGCAACCAGCGCGTCGGCCTAGTCAAGCCGGGTGAACGTGGCTACGAGTTTCTTGGCTTCAACGACGTCAAGCTGAAGCCAGCCAGCGAGGTCGCCAAGGACGAAAAGAAGCGCGACGATGAGGCCGCGAAGGACGCCACCGCTCAAGACGCGCCTCGACCGACGCCGTCGCTAGCGCCAGCTCGGGCTATCCCAGCCATCGCGATGAAGCACCAAGTCGAAGGAGTGGCCTGGCTCGACAAGTACAAAACGGGTCTCCTCGCTGACGAGCCAGGGTTAGGCAAGACGATGACCAGCTGTGCCGCTGCCGACAAACGCGTCATCGTCGTGTGCCCCGCCGCGATGCGCGTCGAGTGGGCTCGCGAGATGAACCGGTGGCGCAGCGAGTTCGGCGTGCTTGTGTGCTCCGGCACGAAGCCCTACGAGCGTCAGCGCTACGAGGCCGCTGACGTCATCGTTGCGAACTACGATATTCTGCCGCATCACCTTGCCATGCTGCTCAAGATCGAACTGAACACACTCATCGTAGATGAGGCTCATTACGCGAAAAACATGAAGCAGAAGGGCAAGCCAGGTACGCGGCAGAAGACGCTCGCCGGCAGCAAGCGTGCTGTCGCCGTCGCTGACCTCGCAGCGCACGTCCGGCACAAGCGCTTCCTGCTCACGGCAACTCCGATCATGAACCGACCCATCGAGCTGTGGTCGTTGCTCTACATGATCGACTCGCAGCGCTGGGATTCCTACGTCAAGTTCGGCACGCGGTACGCTGCCGGGTTCCTCGACAGCATTCCTGGGCGCCCAGGAAAGACCTGGAACTTCTCTGGGTCAAGCAACGAGGCCGAGCTGAACAGCATCCTGACGAGCCGCTACATGCTGCGGCGCACGAAGGACATCCTCGACCTGCCCGAGAAGAGCCGGCAGACCAAGCTCATCGCGCTCGACGACAAGTCAGCCAAGGCCTACCAGAAGGCGGCTGACGACTTCGCGGTGTGGGTCGAAGCGAACGGTGGCCCCGAGGCGCTGAAGAAACACTTGCGAGCGCAGGCCATCACCAAGATGACAGGCCTGCGACACCTGGCCGCCGTCGGCAAGATAGACTACGCGGTCGATTGGATCGTGCAGCACGCTGAGGGTACGGGCCGACCGCTCGTCGTCATGGCGCACCATCGCGACGTAACCGAGGTGCTTGCCAAGCGCCTCGCGGAAACCGAGTTCGACAGCCGGCAAGGCAAGCGGACGTTCCGCGTAGGCAAGATCATCGGCGGCATGGGCGAAGAGAAGCGCACGGCCGACAAAGATGCCTTTCAGCGTGGCGAGCTAGACGTTATCGTTTGCTCGATCCAGGCGGCAGGCGTCGGGCTCACGCTCACAGCAGCCAGCGAGGTGCTGTTCCTCGAACGTTCGTTTGTGCCAGCGATGTTGGTACAGGCAGAAGATCGGATTCACCGTATTGGACAAAAGAACAAGTGCACTGTCGTCTATCTCGACGCTGCCGGGACCATCGACAACATCCTGGGCACCATGCTCGTCGACAAAACGGCTACCATCGCCCAGGTCATCGATGGCCTCAACCTGACGAGCGACCAGGCTGAAGAGCACGTTTTCGGGCAAATGTTCGGCAAGAAGGGCCAGGCGACCGCTAACCCGCGCCAGCGCGAGCTACCGCTCATCGACTGGCGCAGCGCTGACACATTTTAGTCGCGAGGCCTGTGGTCCTTGGCGCGCCCTTTGTGGCGCCGTCGCTCCCATGGCAGCCGTGACCAAAGACCAACGACAACCCATCCGATGACCTGGATGGCGATGGCCGCTGTGGTGCACCAGAATATCCAGGTGTTGATGTTCATGGCAGTACGTCCTCCTTTTGGCGCAGCGCCTAGTAGTCGTCGCCACAGCTGCAGACGACGAGTCCGTTCTCTTTACGGTAGCAAGCCGATGGCGCGCCGGGAGGAAGCTCCGTGTCGCTAAACGCGAGAACAATGTCGTTTCCCGAGAAGCGTTCCGGCGCATCGGGTGGCTGGTTCATGGAGCTGAAGATGGCAAGCTGAAGCCCTGTCTCCGGGTTCTTCAGGTCGTACCGGTCGAGGACTTCTTCCGACATCGGAACCAGGACAGCGCCTATCATCCCGCAGAACCAGATGCCATCCTTCGTCAAGAGAAGCGTGCCTGAATGAATGACGTAGCCTCCTGCCTCTTTCTCCCAGTCGGCGAGCGTCTTGTTCACGGGTGTCCAGTTCATTGGCCCACCATAGAACATCGTTGACATGGTGGCAACGGTTGGGTTATGGTCCTCTTCGAGGAGAGATCAAGGAACATGAGCAGCGACAGCACGTTCGGTGAAAAAGCAGCTTTCGTTAGGGCATGCCCGAAGACCATGGCGGCCAAGGAGGTCGTCGAGGCGGCCAAGAACAAGGGCATCCAACTGACCACGGCCTACGTTTCCAACGTCCGGTGGTCTACGGCCAGGGAGGCTGCGGCGAAGAAGAAGGGCCCCAAGAAGCAGGCCGCGAAGGTGTCTCAGTCCACGCAGGAGACCGTCCTCGCTGCCTTTGCAGAGCGCAACGAGCGCCTGCAAGGTGCGGCAGCGTCAGCAGGACGGCGGCGGGACGAGAAGAAGAAGGCCAACGGCAACGGCTCGCGCGCTCGCTTGGAGCGCATCGACGAGGTCGTCGGCCTCATCGACCGGCTCGTCGCTGAAGGCGTGCGGGAACGGCTCATGGAGCTAGTCGACCGGGCGTAAACAGTTCGGCAGGAATGGAAAGGACGGCACACGCCAGGAATCGTCCTGGTTGGGCAAGGCGTGGACCGCAATGGCAGGAACGCAATGGCAGACTTGAATCCTGCGCAGTTAGCTGCGGTTGAGTTCGGAGATGGCCCGCTGTCCATCGCTGCTGGCGCCGGTAGCGGCAAGACTCGTGTCATTACGCATCGCATCGCGAAGATGTTAGGACGCGGGGTTGTCCCGGCTCGCATCCTGGCCGTGACGTTTACGAATAAGGCGAGTTCGGAGATGCGCCATCGCATCGCCAAGCTCGTAGGCGAAGACAAGGCTGCGCGTCTGTGGATGGGGACGTTTCATTCCGTGGCCTGTCGGCTGATGCGCTCGTTCCCGCCGGAACACCTGGAAGGAAGGAAGACGGGCTTCTCCATCTTCGACGAGAACGACACCGAGCGGTGCGTCAAAGCGGCCATCAAGGAGCTGGAGCTTGACCCGAAGCGCGTGAAGTTCGGCGATCACCGGGGCAAGATTAGCAAAGGCAAATGCCGTGCTCTTCGCTGGCAGGACATCGATGACCGGGATGACGATCTGGCCGCTGAGGCGAAAGCCATCTGGCGCCGGTACGAAGAGATCCTCATCGCCAACAACGCCTTCGACTTTGATGATCTCCTCAACGTCGCGATGCGTGCGATCGAATCAGAGTCCGAGCTTGGCCTTCGCCTTCGGGCGAAGTGGGACTACGTGCTCGTGGATGAGTTTCAGGACACGAGCAACGTGCAGTGTCGCATCGTGCTTGCGCTCAGCACGAAGCGAAACGTGACCGTAGTTGGAGATTTGGATCAGGCCTTGTACAGCTGGCGCGGCGCCGAGCCCGACAACATCGTCGCGTTCTCGCGGGACCACTTCAAGGAAGCCGTAAGCGTCGACCTGCTCGAAAACTACCGCTCGACCCGCAGCATCGTCGAGTGCTCGAACGCGTATCGCAAGGTGGGGCAGGCGCGCACGAACAACTCGCTCGGCGAGAAGGTGATCGTGCGAGGCTTCGGGGACGAGAACGCCGAGGCGCGGTTCCTCTCTCAGGCCATCATGGCCAGGATTGCCGCAGGGACGCCACCGTCAGAGTGCGCCGTGCTCTACCGGGCCCGGCACCTGTCGCGTGCCATCGAAGACGAGTTACGCAACCGCGGCATCCGCTACCAGGTCGTAGGCGGTGTCGGTTTCTACGAGCGCAAGGTCGTCAAGGATTGCCTGTCCTACCTGCGCCTGGCCATCAACCAGGATTCCGACCTCGACTTCGAGCGCATCATCAACCTGCCGGCACGCGGGCTTGGTGATGCAGCTATCTCGAAGCTGCGGCAGAAGTCTCGACAGCTTGGGCGCAGCCTTGCGGCGACGGTGCAGGCGGCCTTGAGCGAAGGCGTGCTCAATGGCAAGGGTGAGGCGGGGCTGACGAGGTTCTTTCACATGTATCGCGCCGCTGAAAAGACACTTGGCGAGCGCTCACCAGGCTATCTGACGCGCCTCGCGGCGCAGCTCATCGACGGCAGCGGCTACCGGGCGCACTTGACCGACCAGCTCAACAAGTACCTCAGCGACAAGAAGATCGACGAGGCCAAGAAGGCCGAGCAGGACGCGCTTCACATCGACCAAGTCATTGGCGCCGTTGACGCTTACGAGAAGCGCGTGTCCGAGCCTACGCTCGAAGGCTATTTGCAAGAGGTGTCGCTGATTACGTCGCAGGACGACATGAAGGGTGGCAAGGTTACGCTCTCCACCATTCATGGCGCCAAGGGACTTGAATGGGACGCCGTCTGGCTTGCCGGCTGTGAAGCGGGCGTCATGCCGTCGGCCTTCTTGGACGCTGACCCCGAGGAAGAGCGGCGCGTCTGCTTCGTCGCCTGCTCGCGGCCTCGGCATGCGCTGACCATCACGTACGCCGAAGAACGCTTCAAAGAGGGCAAGCCGATGGTGACGGGGCCGAGCGTGTTCTTGGACTGGCTGCCGGTAGAGTTCAGTGAGTGGCCGGTGCGCGACCAGCGTAAAAAGCTGCCTCAGCATGTCGGTGCGGTTGTCATTCCATTCCCGGCACGCCGCATGCTATAAATCGCGTCGATGACAACCCATCGAACCCTGCCCGCCGCAGCTGCCATCCACGCGTCCGGTTGGACCACGCTGCCGAGCGGCGTCGAGGTTACGAAAATCTCGCTCGTCGACAAGACGAAGCGTCTGCCCGATGGCAGCGACTACCTGTTCGCATGCCTTTCTTACAAGGATGCGAAGGCTTTCGCTGCAGCGAATGGCGCGCGCCTCGTCAGCCCGCGGACAATTCGCGAAATTCGCGACGTCGGCTTGCACGTCGAGCCCGTCACGATCAACCCGGACTCGACGGAGCTTTCTGCGTCGCTCGACCACGCCGACCGATTCTGGAACCACAACCACGTCACCAGCACGCCTGGCCTGCGCGAGTTGCACTGGGACGGGATGAACCACGACGGCAAGCAGGTGGTATGCGGCGCCGGCAAGTGGTGGCACTCAGGCGCTCCCGCCGGCAGGGCGTACCTGATGGGCTGGTGGACGCAGCATCTGGAGCGGTTCAGCCCAGGACGTCATGGTCCCGGCTTCGTGCAGGAGGAGGACCACGACCAAGGGCGCCATGGCGAGGACATGTTCGACTATGGCACCTTGACCATGCTGGAGCGTGGCGGTCCCGCGCCGGCTGACAACCCGCCGCCCAGCTCGAAGCCTGAGCCCGAGCCGCAGGCAGGTCCGCCGGAGCCTGTTCCATCGGCGCCCAGCGCTCCGCCGTCAAGCCCAGACACGCAGCCAGCGCGCACACGTCTTGGCGACGCCGACCAGCCACCGCCGGGCTCAGTGACCGCGTGGCAGCTTTGGCTGCTCGCGCACGGCTACGCGCCTGGCAAGGCAGACGGCATCCACGGCGGACGCACCGAGGCCGCGAGCTTGGCCTACGAACGCGCTGCGCGCCCGAGCGTGCCGGCACCGGTCGGTCATGGCGTGTCGGACATCGAGTTCATCCAGGCGAAGAACTACACGCCGGCCAATCGCACGCGCATCGACTGGGTCGTGTTGCATTCAACGGAGCCCGTACCGGTCAAGATGTCGACCATCGTTGGCCAAGCTCACGGCGTTGCCATGTACTTCGCCGGGCCCAACGCGCCGCAGGCGAGCAGCCATTATGTGGTCGGGCCCGAAGCGGCTTTCCAGTGCGTTCGTGAGCAGGATGTTGCATGGGCCGCCCCTGGGGCGAACCGCACCGGTATCCAAATCGAGCAGGTCGGCTGGGCTGCGCGGACGGAATGGGAGCGCGTTGGCTCCGACGCACGAGCGGGACGACTCGTGCTGGAGCGCAGCGCCAAGCTCGTGGCGGCTATCTGCAAGCGCTGGAACGTGCCGATCGTGCGCGTCGATGCTGATGGGTTGCTCGCAGGGCAGCGCGGCATCACAAGTCACGCAGCAGCGACGGCGGCGTTCAAGAAGTCCGATCACCAAGACCCAGGCCTGCAGGGTGACAAGCGCTGGCCTTGGGATCTATTTCTGTCGCTTGTGGCCGCAGGTTAGGGCATTCCTGGCGTACTGTAAGCCCTTGCCGTCTCTTCGGTCGTGGCGCTAGCTTGGGGCTCATGCAGCGCAACGTGGTCGAGCTGACGGGTACGGGTGCAGACTTCGACGGGCAGCTGGTGGCGAGCGCCTTCAATCTGAATCGGTGCGGCCCGAAGAAGCATCCGCCGATGGCAGAGTGCTTCACCATCTTCGGCAAGGGCCGCAGGGTGCTCGCCTACGTCGACTCGGTGCTGCTCGAAGATGCGACGTTCGTCGTGTCGAAAGCGGGCGTGGCTCGCATCCGCAAGAAGAAGGCCCGCGAGGTCATCGCCTGGGTAGAGGGCACGGCCCGTGACCCCGAGAAGGTAAAGAAGCGCCTTGGCGACATGCGCGAGTGGGTGCCCGTGACCTTCTGCCCATACACCGATGACGAGTTCATGATGCCCGAGGGGCCGCAGGAGCGCTGCGGTCCGGGTGCTCGGCGGCCTGGCACGCCCATCGCCCAAGCGAAGTGGGTGTACTTCGACAGCGCCTCGAAGAAGGCCATCGCACTGCCCCACGGCTACACGAAGAACCCAGCGGCAGTGAACCGTCTGCGAGGAGAGGGAGAGCTGTCTGCCCTCGCCGAGATGGTTGGCGGCGACGTGACATCGATGGGCGGCTAGTACTTCTTTGCGTCGCCTCGTGGCCGCATGCGCCAGTGGCTGAAGTCTCCGCGGCGCTCACGGGCCTCGTCTGAGGAAATCTTCCGTCGGTTTGGTACGGCTTCTGTCAGTTCCCATTCGAGGCTGCCGATAGCCAAAAACGAACCAACCTTGCGGATGAAGCTCATTCCGAGCAGGACGTCGCAGTCGTCCAACTCGTTCGGGCAGTAGGCGCGAACAACCGCCGACGGACCATGCCCACCGATGACTCTTGGGTCTACAAGCATGACGCTCAGGCGCGCGTACTTGCCAGGGAGCTTTGTTCCGTTCGCTAGCACCATCGGGAGCGTGATCGGATGAAGCGTTAGACCGAGGTCTGTCGCCATCGATTGTGGCATCATGATGCCGCCAGCGAAGCCGGTGTCGATGACAACGTCCTGCTCGATGTAGCTCTTCGTGCGGAAATTCGAGAGGATGGCTGCCACAATGATGTCGTCCCTGTGCATGCGTACCAGTGTACGCACATTCTTGGTCCGCTGTCAAGTTGACACTGCGGTAACGCGCTGGTAAGGTGCAGGTGTGCTGACGTCGGGACAGAGAGCAGCAGCGCGAAAAAAGTCGGCTCGCTTTCACTTGCGCCTGAGTGAAGAAGAGGCACGTATTTTCATGTTGGCAGCCCAGCGGGAAGGCTTGAGCCTGTCGGCGTGGATTCGAGCCGTAGCTATTTCCGCGGCACAACACCGTGGGCGGCGTGCTAAGCTCATCGACGCAGGCATGGAGCAATAGCGGCTCGCCAGCCTCATAAGCTGGAAATCACCGGAGGCGGATTCTGGGCCTGCAACTAATGAACGCCGGACGCACCGCAGCTCGGCTCCTGACCTACTCGGCCGCCGGCTGGGGCATCGAGTCGTTCTGGCGACGCAAGCCGCCGAGGTCGCCGGTGTGGGGCGGCCAGGATGTTCCGTTCCTGCCCATCTACGGCCTCGGCGCGTTGCTGGCGCTGGCGATGCAGGAGCGCATGAAGAACGTTTCCTTGCCGCTACGATTCGCCGCCTACGCTGCTGGGCTCACCGGCTTCGAGTGGTTGAGCTGCAAGGCTGGCCGGGCGATCTACGGCTACGTCGGCTGGGAGTACCAGGACGGTTCGTGCATCGACGTGCCGCACGCGCTCGCCTGGGGTGGGCTAGGGCTCGTGCTGGAGAAAGCAGATCCGGCCATCTTCGGGCAGCGCCCATGAAGCGCATCGCTTCCCTCTGGCGAAACCTGGGCGACACCGCCCGCGCTAGGATTTTTGACATTGCCTTCGATTCCGGCGGCCCAGCCGGTGTTGATTTCAACGTGGATATTTTCTATCGCGACCCAGGCGTCGAGTGGCGCACAGCTTCCGCTGATGTTACTGGCTTTTTTAGCAGTCGCGCCGAGGCGCTCGACTGGATCCGTGAGGAGCTTGGGCCAGTCAAAGCGATGCGACTGCCGGCCGATGCCGACACGTTTACCTACGGGTGGTGAATCATGCGCGTTCTTCTGTCCGTAACCGTACCGGTGCAGCTCGTATCTGAGGCGAACCGTCGCGATCACTGGGCGGCCAAGCATCGACGGACCAAGGACCAGAAGGACATCGTGCTGCTCATGCTGCGGACGGCTCGTGTCGTCGACAGGAGCGCGATGCGACCTCCGTACGTCGTGCGCATCACGCGGGTCTCGCCGAGACCACTGCGGGACAGCGATAATCTCGTCAGTTCGTGCAAGGCGGTGCGCGACGCCGTCGCCTTCTACCTTGGCGTAGACGACGCGGACTTGCTTGGTCGTGGTGACGTGCGCTGGGTCATCGAGCAAGAGGGTGGCAGCGACAACGAGGTGCGCATCGAGGTCGGGAAAGACGCGGCCTACTGTGATAGCGTGGGCGCGTGAAACCGACGCTGATCATGTTCGACGCCCCGACGCCTGTTACGGCGGCTGAAGTTCAATCCGTTTTTGTTCTGGTGCACAAGGGCGTGCTGAGCGAGCGGATGGTGACGCGGCAGCAGCTCATCGAGTTGCGCGAGCAGCATGGCCTCGCCGACGACGAGAGAGCCTTCGTCGCAGCGGAAGCCGTGCGCAACGGCCAGGGGAACTGAATTGGAGCCTGTGCGAAGAGACGAGGAGCCGGACGAAGTCGACGTTGACGGTCACATTGACTCTCGCGGTGTGCAGTACTTCGGCAAGGCGAAGTGGGTTCGTCCTGGGACATACATCGCGCTCGCTGACGTCAATGGCTGCTTGTGTCGAGTTGAGGCAAAGCTGCGCCAGCGCTGTTGACAGCGCGTCAACGCAGCGCTAGGGGATGTGGATGATCGAAGGATTCAAACTGACGGTTTCTGGCAAAGAACTGAAGACCCACTTTTTGGAGCGTGCGAAGCATCACCATGGCCGCGCCGCCTGGTACGCGCAGCAACGGGGACAGTTCGCGGATGCGCCAACGGCGCAGATGTCGAACGATCCGGTGCAGGGGCTGAAAGACGCCGGCAAGCGTCATGAACAGCGAGAAGCGGTGTTCGCGTTCTACGCCGAGCACGTCGAGCAGGACCAGCAATACCGGCTGAGCGATCACGAGCTGCAACAGCTCGAACTGATCCAGTCCAGCCACGGATACTGAGCGTTTGCCTTTCGGAGGCGAACGCGCTAGGCTGGTCTCTCCTGTTGAAGTTGCTGCCTGCCGGCCGGCGCGGTTAGTTCCATCCGCGTCGGCCTTTTTTATAGCGCAACGGGGTGTACAGCGGCATCAGGCATATCAAGGCGAACGCGTCTGACGCCTGCTTCGACGTGGTCCTCAACATCAGCGAGCCTTGGGCAGCATGCTTCGCCGCACCAGATGGTCTTTCCGCTTGGCGCAAGGACGGCGAAGCTCGCGATGTAGCCGCGCTCCGAGCAGGACACGAGTGCGACGCCGTAGACCTTAACGGGTCTAGCGTGCTGCGCCTTCGTGAGAGCCGCGATGACGGCGTCCCGGCGCGCTGGGTCATCATCGACGAGCGTCCCCGCGTAGGCTGTCATGCCGGCGAGCTTCATTACGGGCAACAGCGCCGTCGACACCTTCGGGCCGCGCAGCAATGGCGGCAGCTGCTTACCCGTGGAGTCGAACAGAAGCGCCCGCAGGTGACCCATGGCTCACGCGGCCTTGATTCGGATCCTGTGCAGCTCGACCCCGCTGCCGGTCTTGACGATCATCGGCCAGCCGTCTTGCTTGTCGACGAGGATAAGGCCACGCGATTTCATGTGATCGCTTCGGATGTAGCCCTCGCGTTCGAGCCGGTAGATGTGGTCGGCAACGCCGTTAGTTGACCTGATGCCAAGCTCGTTACCGATCTCCCGTAACGTCGGCGGAAAGCCGTGGCGTGCAATGTGGTCGCGGATGCAGTCGAGGACGCGTTTTTGCGCAGCCGTGATCAAGCGTCCTCACTTTCGCTGTTCGCGAGGTCGCGAAGCGACGAGCAGAGGGACCAAAACGAGACGCCAAAAACGATGATGCCGATGGTCACTGGGAGATTCCGTACAGAACGGGAAGAAAGTCGATGGGGTTCGGGACGAACCTTCGCAGAGCTTGCTCGCGCTTGGAAAGAGAAATGTTCTCGCGAGCGCGTTTCTCGGCGGCGCGCGCAAGACGGTGCTCGATGCGCGCGACGTCCTCCTGGCCGAGGCCGCGGTGTTCTTCTTCGAGGCGGGCTTCTTCGATTTCCGACATCGGCCGTTCGCCTTCGAGCGAGGCTTGGATGCTGCGCTCGCTTTTTTGCCACTCGTCGCGAACGGGCAAGGCGCCCGCGCCGACCATGGCACGCAGCTCTTGCTCCTGGGCCGCGTTGCACGGCACGCGGTAGGCCGTCTTGGCGAACAGGTACGGGTCGGTCCAGTTGCCGCGCTTGTACCAGGCGCCGAGCCGGCCATCTTCCCAGATGTGGCGGGCCAGGCGGCGCGCCACGCACTCGGAGTGCTGGCCGGTTTCCTTGGCGAACTCGCGCTTGAACTCGGGCTCGTGCTTGATGGTGCCTCCCGCCTGGCGGAAGAGCGACTTGTAGCGGCTGAGCTGCGAACTCTCGCCCCTCGCAAGCGGCACACCGGCGGTGCAGAGGCCGTAGAGGTTGAGCACGGCGTCGTCCTTGACAGCCTCGTCGCTGACGAGGCTCGCCAGGACTTCCATGAAGTGCGGCGCCAGGCGCTTGTCGTAGCTCGCTCGAATGTCCTTTAGCTCTTCTTCCAGCTGCTCGGGCGGTTTGCCTTCCGCTTCAGCCTTGCGTTTGGCGATTGACGTCTCGACCTCCGAGCGGGTCTTTTCGAGGCGCCGCGCCGTCTTCGACTCGCCGTAGGCGTAGTCTTTCATGCGCCCGTCGGTGAGCTTGGCCACCTGCTTACGGATGTCGGCGTCGGCCGCCGCGAGGTACTGCCGGAAGGTGGCAGGTCCAACGTCTTGCCTCAGCTCTTTGTCGGTCGCGAGCTGCTCGTAGCTGCACAGGCTCGCGAGTACCTTGCCGATGTCTGAGCGGCTCTTGCCGGCATAGCGCGGCGTTGCATCGACAGGAGGACGGCCGACCATCACATTGAGCCAGTCAAGAAGCTCAAGGCGATCGGCTTCGGGCAGCGACTGCAATGGATCTTCTTCGGCGTACCAGCTTGGCGGCTCCCACTCGTCGCCCTCCGGCGTGAGCATGCTCGACTCGGTCGGGCGGTACTGCCAGGCCGTGGTTTCGAACCAGGCGACGATGGCGTCGTCGAGGTGCTCGCGCAGCGTTTGTGGCAGGCCTTTGGCCTTCGTGGCGTCGAGCGAATCTTCGAACGTTACCCAGGTGCCGTGGCGCGCGCGGATGGCTTCGTCGGTCTCTGCGGTGACGCGCGAGGCGACGTAGATCCAGCGCACTAGCGCACTCGCTGCGGTCGGCCCGCGACTCTCGTCGGCGAGCCACTTCTCGTACAGCTCTGACAGTGCCTGGCAGATGCGCTGCGAGCAGACTTCCGAGCCCGGTGCGCCGAGGAACTGGGCTGGGCTCATGACCGGCATCGAGGCGAAGCGCATGTTCGGCACGTACGAGTAGCTCGTGTCGGCCATGCCGCCGGTGGCACCAGCCCACCAGCAAAGGCCGGACGACTTGCCGACGTAGGCATGGGACAGGATGCCGCCTACGCCCTTGGCCTGCGCGAGCATGTGCGTCCGCTCGGACTTGACGCCGCGGGCCTTGTCGCCGGCTTCGCCCCAGTTGCTCTTGTACACGTCGAGCAGGTAGGCGACAGCGTCGCTCTCTTTGGCGAGTGTTTTGGCTTCGTCGGTGAGCGCGATGCGCTCCGAGATGGTCTCGGTGATGCGCTCGAACTCGGGCGGTGCTTCTGGTGGCGCTTCTACTGGTCGCGGTCGCTCGACTTGCGCATCGAACGTGACTGCCGGCGGCATCGGTGCAGCAGCGGGACGCTTCGGCATCAGCGAGCGCTCGCGCGGATCTCGCACTTCGAGATAGATGCCGGTCGTGGCGAGGCTTCCGTGCCCGAGCGTTGCCTGAATTGTCGCCACATCTACGCCGCGGCGGTTTGCTTCGAGTGCTGCAAGGTGGCGCAGCCCGTGAGGGTGGATCCTGTACCAGTCGTCGGTGTCCTTGCCGATTGCGGCCAATTCTGCGCGCTGGTGAAGAATGTGAGCAAACGTCGAGGTGGTGATGCCTGACAATTCTTCTGCTGTCTGAGCCTCGGTACTAGCTCGGCCCCACCGGCGCAGCGGTGGGATGAGCGGTGACGATGGTAGGACGACGAGATGGACAAGAGCTGTCGCCGGTGACTTATCCGCGATTTCGTCGAGTCGTTTTTGCAACGAGCGGATGGCTGCGAGAGCGGGCTGTGGCACCGTAAAGATCCGCGTCTCGTCGCCTTTTCCTATGATCGTGATGAGCCCGGTGTCATGGTCGAGTTCCGAGCGTCGCACTGATGAAAGCTCATCGGCACGCACGCCGGTCCAGTAGACGAACAGCAAGAGGGCACGGTCGCGGACGTCGAAAATTGGTGTCGACGACGTGGCCATCGAGTCAACGTTTGCGCCTTCGAGCGCAGCAGCAGCTGCAGCAGCCGCGTTTTCTCCGTGGCTCGTCGAAAACGTCGTCGTCAGCACGCGAAGAAACAGCTCGCGGTTTGGAACGCTTTGCTCGCGCCGGATTTTCGCGCGGTTGATGGCCTTCTTACGGGCTTGCTGCGTCGGTTCGATCCAGATGTTGTGCTCCAAGAGCCGATCGAAGCCGGGGACGTTCTCGGCGCTTTGTCTGACGAGAAACGTCCAGAAGGACGACAGCGCTGACAAGCGCGAAACCACCGTGCCGGCGCGTTCAACGCCCTGGGCCTCGGTGTACGTGTTGATGTAGTACTGGAAGACATCGGGGTCGACGCGGTAGCCAATTTGTGCCTGAGCGGGCCGGTCTTCTCCGACATCGACTAGCCCGCGGCGGATTTCTTGAAGCGTTGGCGTGCGACGCAGGAGTCGGTGCTGGCACAGGCAAGCGAGATAGATGTCGAGTCCGTTGTTTGGCGGCCTGCTGTGCTGCGCCATGTACGCGTCGAGGTCATCACCACGAGGCTCGGATGCTTCGATTTCTAGGACGCGAGCGCGTTGCGGAATGCCGCGAGTCGTGAAGCTAACATCGACCACGAATCGGCTGTCACGAAGCAGGTGCTGGCGGATGGCCGTGATTCGGACGCCGGGAGAAGTCTTCAGCAGGCGGTAAACGCTCAGGTCGAGCTGCCTGTTCGGGTCGAGCTGAAGGCGTTGCTCGTCGAGACCAACGTTGCGCGTGTACAGATATTCAACGAACGCGTAGGCATCGGCGCGAAGAACTTCGCTCGGAAGCGGCAAGTAGCCACGCTGGACGCGGTACCAGCTGAAGAACTCGTTGATGCCGAAGGCGTAGAGCCGACGCGTGCCACGGTTTCTCTTGCTTCCGAGGAAGGTCAAGAGCGCATGGGTGAACTTGTCACCGCGAGGTTTTCGGCTCCACAGCTCAGAGAGCTGCTTCAGCTCCAGGCCGGTGCGCGTGAGCTGCGCCTCGGGCTTGGTGATGTCGAGCGCTGTTTCTGTCACCCTTCGCGAATCGTAGCCCAAAGGCTTCGCGAAGTCAGCGAGCGTTACTGGTACATTTCGCGGGCCGCTGTGCGTTCGAACTTTCGCTGCTCTTCGTGCTTCGGGTCGGCGTCGAGGATGTCCGACCAGTAGACGCTCTCGACGGTGGCGAAGAGCTTCCTTGCCCCATCGTACTCATCGGGGTAGCCATCGCCAGCATCGCAGCGCAGCTCCACCTTCCAGCCGGCAACGGCGCAGAAGGCCCACAATCGGCGGCAGACAATGTCAAGGTACTCGCGATTAGAGTCGTTTGGTTCCAGCGCAGCGCCGCATTTTACGCACGCATCGTGCACAGGCTGAGTACGTTTGCATACCGCACACTTTCCCCAAAGCTCCTCGATGGCATCGTCAGTGAGCATCTTGAAACGGTGGACCATGTGGCGCGGGTCGCACTTCTGTACGAGCGAGTCGTAGTCTGGTCCGACGTTGGCCCAGCGACCCTTGCCGAGCATGAAAATTCGCCGGTTGGTCAGGTCGGCTACGTAGAATATCGTGCCCATGCTTTGCTCACTGCGAACAGCCCAGCCGAACCGCCGAGGATGGCGGAAAGAAGCGCAGGATTAGCCAGCGGGCCCGGCCACCACAAATCGCCGATCTTTGGCGCCGCCGGAACCGAGATAATGACCTTGCGAGGCAGCTCCGCAGCGGCCTCTAGCTCACCGACGCCGAGGGCGAGCGCAGCGGCCAAAAATCCGCGGCGGGACATGTTGCCCTTGCGGGCCGCGTCTACGAGGCCGCCGAACTCGCTCATAGGTCTACACCCAAATCTGCGGCGGGATGCCGAACATGTCGCGCAGCTTCTTCATGTGCTCGCGGCCAGGGACTCGGCTGCCGCCGAGCCAGCGGCTGACGGTCGCTACGGACACGCCTAGCTCGTCGGCGGCCTTGTGCAGCGTCCAGTCCTTGCCGTCGATGGCCTTGCGGAGCAGGTCTGCGCCGCCGGAGCCATCGTCCTGTTTTTTACCGTTTTTATCTCGTGCTGTGGCCATCAAGGTTGCTCCATGGCATCTGCGCAACCAAGTGAACCATGCCCGGATGTTTCCCTGGTGTCAACTTTTTCCTTGACCCGCACGGCGCAAATGAGCAGGATTGGTCGACGGCGAGGAGCGGCAAACGATGAGCGGAAACGGTAATCAGATGCAGAAACGCGTGTCCGACGAGGCGATGTCTCGCGGCGCACAACAGCTCGGGCCCGGCTCGACGCTGGTCCACACCGGCACGGCCTACCAGAGCGCCGTCACGGTGCAGGTCAAGCGCGACATCGGGTCGCTCGATCTCGCTAACCCCGATCGGCTCGGCGGAGAGATCCTGCGCCGATCGCTCGCGGAGGCGCATCTGCTTGGCGAGGACTTCTTCTACGCCTGGGATGTCAACGACAAGGGCGGCAAGAAGCAGGTGGCCGGCATCAGCATCGACGGCGCGATGATGCTTCTGCGCAACTGGGGCAATGCCGCAACGGAGGTCGAGGTCATCAGCGCCGATGACAACTCGTACGTGTTCAAAGCGACGTTCATCGACCTCGAAACCGGCGCGACGTGCAGCCGGCTCTACCGCAAGCACCGCTCGGCACCGCCTGGGCGCTACGATGCGCAGCGTTGGGACGACATGCAGTTCTCGGACGGCCAGAGCCGCGCCATCCGCAACGTCGTCTGCGCCGCGCTGCCACAGTGGCTTCAGAATCGCTGCCTCGACCAGGCCTTCCGCGCTGCCGAGCATGGCGTCAATCCTGCTGCAGAACGCCAGGCCGTCGTCGCACGCGCCAAAGCCCTGGGCGTCGATCAGAAGCGCCTGGAAGCGAAGATGGGCAAGACAGTCGGCGGGCTCGTCGCGGCAGACCTCGTGAGCCTGCGGGCCATGCTGCGGACCATCGAAGAAGGTCATGCCAAGGCTCTCGACCTCTTCGCCTTGCCCAACGACAAGCAGGCCATGCCCGCTGACAAGGAAGGCGAGTCGCTCTTCAGCAAGTTCGCCAAGCGGATCCAGGCTTCTCCGAATGCCATCGACCTCAGCGCCGTGAGCGACAAAATCGCTGAAGCAGCCAAGCAGAAGCGTTTCACCGAACCGGAACTTGCCGAGCTGCGCAAGCTCTACAGCTCTAAGCTTGATGTGTTCGAGGCGCCGCCACCGCCGGCCGCGCCGTCGCAGGAGCAGCAGGCGCCGCTCGAAGGCGAGCTGGAGTCTGCGCCGCCGCCGCCAGACGACGAGTACACGCCGACATGAGCCTAGGGATCCACAAGGTGACCGACAATCGTCAGATGAACCTGTTCGAGCGTCGTGCAGCGGCGGCGGCGGCTCGCGACGAGGCGGTAGAGCGTGTCGGCGAGGCGGCGGAGCGCGATGGTTGGATGGATCAGGCGTTGGCCACGGTTACGGCCATCGCTAGGCGCATGCCGGCGTTCACTGCCGACGACGTGTGGGACACCGGCTTGGATGCCCCGCGTGAACCACGTGCGCTCGGCGCGGTGATGACGCAGTTGCGGCGGCGAAAGGTTGTCGAGCCTACCAGCGACTTCAAGCCGACGTCGCGCAGGAGTCGGCACGCGGCTCCTATCCGCGTGTGGCGCAGCCTGGTGTTCAGCGTGAGCATCCCATGAGCGAAAAATTTCCATCTTGGCTTCAGGAACTGGCCGAACACGTTGTGATCTACGTCGACTCGACCTTACCTGTTGGTTGGTCGGCGTACATGGAAGACGCCGAAGCTTGGATGCTTGACGTGTACCCCATGCCGGCGCAGTGCGGGGAGTGCGGCGACCATGACCTGTTTGACAAACATTTCTTCGTCGACATCACCGGGATGATGTCTGAGTTCGATGTCTCTGAGTATGAGCTGGACATCGCCGCAGGCAACTGGGGCATTTCGATTGGCGGTCAGTTCTCGGGTCACGACGTGACCGTTTGCGTTCTTTCTGAGCCCCCCGCCGACGTGGACGCCGAGGTTAGCTTTAATCTCGCCGATGGGTCATTGGGCCCGCTGCAGCCAGAGCAGGAAGAACAGAAGCCACCTGCCAACTGACCGGCTCTAGTCGCCCTTCAACATCTCGTCGAGAACGCTCTCGACGGTGGTCATGCTCTCGGCGTGCTGGTGGTCGTCGTCTACGACGGCGCGGATGAGCCGCTGCTTCGCTTCGAGGATGAGCGCGACGCGTTCATCGACCGTGCCGGCGGCGTCGAGGTAGGTGATTGTTACGGGCTTCTTCGTGCCGATGCGGTGAATGCGGTCCTCGCATTGCAGCATGACGCTCGGCGACCAGACACGCTCGACAAAGAGGGCGTCGCTAGCGCGCTGCAGGTTGAGGCCGAACCCGGCCGATTCGATGGGAGCGAGGAACACGTCAGCGCCGCCAGACTGGAACAGGTCGACCTGGCGCTGACGCTTCTCGGCGGTCTCGCCGCCACCGATGCCGGACAACCGCAGGCGCAATCGCTGGCAGATGCGCCACAGGCCCAGCATGACGTCCTTGTGGTAGCCGAAGATGACCAGCGGTTCGCGGGTGTGGCTGCTGAACCAGCTCGACAGGTACTGCGGAATGGCAAGGCGTAGCTTGCCTACGGCGGCGATGCGTCGGAGCATCGTGAGGCGTGCCAGGCTCTCGGCGCGCTTAGCGTTCTGGGCTCGCTGCTCCTTGCCGATGGAGCGCAGCCAGCCGACGACGTCTCGGTAGGCGGCCTGGTAGTGCTTCATCGAGGCGTCGTCGAGGCGCACGAGCAGGGTGCGCCGGCTCTTTGCCGGCAAGTCCTTGAGCACGTCGCCCTTCAGGCGGCGCAGCATCATTGGGTCGACCTCGGCGTGCAGCTCGTCAAGGCGCTCGACCTTGCCGGCGATTGTACGGATGGCCCGTCCGACTTCCTCGCCCTTCTTGGCCGACAGGTAGCGGTCGGCGTAGTCGGCCAGGCGCGGCCAGCGCTTTGGATCTGCGAGGTGGAGCAGCCGCCACAGCTCGTTCGGACGGTTCATGAGCGGCGTACCGGTCAGAAGCACGGCGCCGGTCATGCGCTTGCGCACGAGGCGGGTGATGACCGCGGCGCGGTGCTTGCCGTAGGCGACCGAGTTTTTGACCTCCTGGGCCTCGTCGAGGACGTATAAGATCGGGTTCAGCTGGGTCAGCTCGGCCTCGCGGGCGAAGAGGATGTCGTAGTTGACAATGTAGACGTCAGCGCCGGCTGGTAGAGCCCCCTTCGTGCCGTTGATGACGCTCACGCGAGGCGCTTCCCGAGCCCAGTCAAACTCGCGCGCCCACTGCAGCTTTAGGCTCGCAGGACACACAACGACGGCCGGGAACGGTCTCAGCGCCGCCAAGGCGGCCACGGTCTGCATCGTCTTGCCGAGGCCCATGTCGTCCGCCAGGATGGCACCTACGCCAGCTCTCACACGCGTGGCGAGCCATGCAGCGCCTTCGATCTGGTAGCGGTACAGGCGCCGTGACATGACGTTTGAAACGCGAGCGAGCGCAGCCGGCGGAACGGATCGCGCGATGGGCTCGTTCAGCACCTCAAAGGACTGAGCTTCAAGCTCGGTGACCGTGCCGCTGTCTAGTCCCTTTCCCACGGGTGTGCTGCTCTTGCGTTCGCCGTGGACCGTGAGCTTCTGGCCGAGGCGCGGAGGCTTGCCGGTCGACCGAAACCAAAAAAAGTTCGGCAGTTGACCTAGCGTTACAGCAAACGAACGCGCGCCGTCGTCGACTTTTAGCGCGACGATGCGGCCGGTGACTGTGACCTGCTCAGCCGCCATCGCTCGGCTTATGACTCGGCTTCGTCGGCCCGTAAAGAAGGTCGGGCGTGGCCGCCAGCACGACCTCGATGTGGCTGCGCTCTAAGCAGTCGGGTTGTTCTCGAAGCCACTTCAAGTCGAGGTTCAGCAAGAACTCGTACGAAGACCGATTCAGCATGTGTGAACGCGCAGCGCAGATTTTCTTCTCGGCATGGCGCAAGCGCTTCACCTCTTCGATGGCGTTAGGAACGCAGCCGGGCCCATGCGCTTCGCAGTCGAACAGGTCAAGTAGGCGGTTGCGCTCGGCGAGCAGCCAATCCGTTATTTCAATCTCGTCTCGCAACCGTTGGATGCGCTCGGCGATGGTGCCTTCCGAGTCTTCTGGGAGCGCAGCGCTGGCGTCCGTCATGGCGCGCGACACCTCGGCCATCTCGTCGCGCCCTTCCTGCTTGGCTTCTTCGAGGGCCCGCTTCACCATTGCTGGCAGGTTGCCGTCGCCACAATGGCCAGCCGTGCTTAGCGTCATTCGAACAGACTTTTCGGTCAGCTCAAGGTGGGCCACGCGCGCGGCGGATTCGGTCCTTACCTGCGCGATTTCTTGGCGTTGCAAGTCGGCTGCGGTGCTGAGGACCGTGGTTTCAGTTGACAGCTCATTCAGCTCGCGTTCCAGCCTGCTAGCGCGAACTTCCCAGTAGGCGCTACGGTGGCGCAACATCCGAATCGCCTCATTTGGCACTGTCGGCTCCGGCATCGGAGGCGGTCCATTTAGATCCTGTGCGACGTGGTCTGCATCCCAATCGGCCATGCCGAGCGTATCCGAGTGGCGCCCCTTGTGACCCTTCGCCAGCCGGCACAAATAGCCCTCGAATTTGTCGCCGCACTCGCCAGGATGGCCGTTCGTCAGCCAGTCATCAGCGCGTGACGCGGCGGCCGGCACGGGGTTCAATCCAGTAGTATCGGCTTGTCCGGCCACCGGGACAGCAGCGCTCTCATCCTGGTACCCGGAGAACACGACGCCGGTCCCGTTGCACTCCAGGCACGTCACGCGCGTTCGCTTGACGGGCACGCGAGCGTGGCAGTGCTTGCACTCCATTGCGGTTCCACCGTCAGCCACGAGCCACCTGTGACCAGGCTCCACGGGGCAGTCGGCTGGCGACTTGGCCGCAGCGGCTAGCGCGACGTGATAGACGCACACAAAACCAGGCTGCACGATTTCACCGTCGGGCACGCACTGGGAGCAGGCGTGGTCCTTGCGGTGTGGCTCCTGTAGAATCCGTCTCTGCGCGCGGCCCAGTTCCGTCGCGTCCGCCACCGGTTCGCGGCGCAGCTCGGCGTACAGCCAACGCAGCGCATCCTCCCCGCCGTCCTCTTCCGTTTCGTTAAGCCGTTGGGCGGCTCGCCGCACAGCCTCGGTCAGCTCCGCGCGCTCGATGTAGTCGCCCGAGGTCACTTGGCTTTCTCTTCTGCCAAGGCCTGCTGGTACGCTTCCATGACTCCGGTGGGAAGCGTTTCGAGCCCGTGAGCGTCGACCGAGTGCAACGTTCGGGCCTCGACGACCCCAACGACCGGCAGTGGAACCTTGGCCTTTTTTACGGCGCTGCGGATCATGACCCACTCGAACTGCGGTTCCTCGCCATCGTCTTCGAGTGCATCGAGCACGAGCCCGAGCGCGCATGCGGCGTCCGCGGCCGTGACCTCCTCGTTGCGAGGCGGCTCGTCCTTGGTCTTGTAGCTGACGAGGTACTTGCGGTTGCGTCGGGCCATTGTTCTCACTTCTTCGATGGCGGGAATGGACGCATTTCGCGTCCGCCGTAGATGAACGTTCCGTCCGGCAACACGTATTCGTCTTCCGGTTCGATGTCGTGATGCTTGTCGCGGCCGAGCGGCATAGCTGGTGGCCTGGTAGACCAGCCGTAGGGACTCGTCCGGCTGTCCCAGTCCCACTCGTCCGGCAGCACCCAGTGCTTGCCGTGGTTGCTTATCTTGGGCATCAGGCCCCGACAGCTTTCAGCATGACGACCGCGACGTCGACCAGCTCACCGAGGCGTGCCTTGGCCTTGACCGGCCCCATGGCGCGCACGAGCAGGGCGACCTGCGTGGCGGTGCCGGCTTCGAACGGAAGCTCCTGCTGATCCGTGTTCTGTTTTCGAGCTGACGCTCGGACTTTTTGCAGCTTGCGCATGCCAGATCGCGTGACCTGGATGTAGCTTTTTTTCATGTCGATGCCGTTCTCCTTGGCCTTCGCGATGACGTCTTCGACGGGCATCGTGATGGGCAGCGAACGGATGAACTCGGCCTTGGAATCGGAAGTCTTCTTGCGTGGCATGTGTCGTGTTTCTCCTTCGAGTACCCTAGCAACGCGTTACCAGGGTGTCAACGTTTCTTCAATGCCTTACGGGCTTGCGGATGGCGACGCCGTAGGTTTCGCCGGCCTTCTCTTGCTTCGCGTACGGCCAGGCGGCCGTCTCGGCGTCGTATCCTGCTGTGCCAGGCTGGTGGTAAGCCCACTCAGGAGCGTGGCCTTTCGCTTGCCCTTGGCGCTCCAGGGCTTTGAGCACGGCCTCGTGCTGCGCAGGGTCTTTCACCAGCTCTCCCACCATCGCCTCAGTGCCGTCGAAGCTTCCGTCCTCGTTGAAGTAGAGCGTGTTCCGGCCGATGCGGATGCACGTCGCTCCGCTTTTCAGACGGAAGACCTGGAACGGGACAGATTCGAATGTCTTTCCGTCGTCGTGGACGTAGACGATTTCGCGGGACATGTGGGGCATGATTTTCATGCTGGCAACGCACCTTTCTGTTCGGAAGCTTCGGGCAGTCCGTCTGCGATGGGCACATGCTGACCTGCCTTCATGCCGGCTGCCCGCGCCTCGGGGGCATAGTACGTCGGCACAGACTTTACCGTGCCCGTGGAATGAGAGTCGGTCATGCGCTCGACTTCTTCTTCGTACGTGCGCATGAGCACCATGGCTCCTGGCTTGGCTGACGTTTGTGCCACGTTGCGCTTCTTTTCCATCAGGCGCAGCAGAACCTGCTGCACGGCACCAAGGCGAAAGTTGTTGGCGTAGATGCGCGCCACTCTGCTTTTTTCGGCCTTCGGCCAGGTAGACAAGTCGAGCCCGCGGACGTAGGCCTTCGCGAGGCGGTCAATTTGACGGCTCAGGTAGACGTACAGGTAGCGCACGACTTCAGCGTCCTCGCGCTTGCCGACGAGCGTTACCTTCGCTACGGGGCGGCCCTTGGCGTCGAAGCCGTGGCACACAAGCGAGCGGCACATGCACGCAACGGCGACTCCGTCTGCCAGCCGCCCCCGCCACACGAGAAGCCTGCCGGCTTGGTAGATGGGCGCATCCTTGAACCAGTCGACCGGGGAGTCGACCTTTCCTTCTCGCGCGTTGACATCGGCCTCGTCAAGCTTGTGCTTCAACATCAGCTCTTGTGCCGCTGCCGCAGCGTTGGCGGCTTCCGCCGGGCTCGCGGACTCGTTATTGGCGAGCCGAAAGAGCTTCGCCACCTTGTCAACGATGTCGCTCATCGACTCGCCGCAGCCGTTGGTGCATCCGTGGTAAACGTTGAGAACTGTCCGCCGGCTTGCTTGTGCTCGCGCAGCTTGCCGGCTACCCGCAGGCCTTCGTCGGTGATGCGCCAGCACGGGTTGACGGTCGTGCCGATGTTGAGCATCAGGGCGGCCTCGATGAGGTCATCAACGCAGTCCCAGTCGTCGTGCTCCTTCAATTCGCCGTTCTTGGTGCGCGTCGGGTAGCGGTAGGGTTTTTTCACGTCAAAAACGCCGAGCATGGTGCTCTGCGAGGTGATGGGCCCGGCAAGGTGCGGGTGCCGGTGGTGATTGCAGCGCATGCGGTCGCGATCGGGAATGCCGTCCTGGCCGGCGCAGACGCTGTCGACGTAGCCGAACGCGCTCCAGTGGTCCTTGCCGAAGGTGTCGATGGTACGCGGCGGCCACTCCTGGCGGTGCTCTGCGGCTTTTCTCTCGCGGTTGTTGCCGGTCGCCGGCTCGCAGTCACCAGGGTACGCCATGACGTGCGTCTCGCGCCGGTCGCCAGGGGGGAACGGATGGGCCTTCTCGACTTTGCTGCGCTTGTCGAGGGCGATGAAGGCGCCGCCGTCCGTTCGGATCCGCGTCACGGCGCCGTCGGCGTTGAGCGCGATGCCGTTGCGCTCGTGGATGACCTTCACGCGCTGACCAATCTTCGAAAACCTGTCCATATTTTACTCGTTTTCTGTGGCCGTCTTGTTTGGTTCGTTGTCACGGCTCGACGACCGCATTCTTCTCCCAGTTGTCGCGGCGTGTGAGGTTCGACCGGGGCGAGTCGTCCCACAGCCCGAAGCGCGCAACGATGCGGCGGCTGGCGAGGGCGTGGAAAGCCGAGTGCAGCACTTCGAGCAGCTCCGACGCGCGGCACGTCAGTACGTAGCCGACGGCGTCGGGGTCGGGCGACAGCCCCGCCGGGCTGTACATGCTTTTGGTGGCGATGGCGACCATGACGCGCTCACGCAGGTCAGCCGGAAACTCTCGGTCGCCGCTGCAGAGGGACACGTCGCGCACGACGGGCTCTTCGATGGCTCGGACCGCGGCCACGAAGGCCGGGCCCTTCACGGTCGCCGGGATTTCTCGCACGGCCCTGGTTGCGTCGTCGAAGTAGCTGGTCATAGTGTCCTCCCAATGCGAACGGCGCGCATCGCTCCGCACGCGTCGCAGATTTCCACGGCAACGCCTGCTGCAAGCTCCGCCTCAGTTAACGCGTCATCAGCCTTTTCGATGTCGCTCGCTGCTCGGCGGCACCAGAAGCCACACTGCTTGTCATGCTCGATGTCTGCGTCGCAGTCATCGCAGTGCATTTGACCTGTCTTTGCGTTCTTCGACCAGCTCTGGGCGCTGTGCTTGCAAATGACGAGGTCACCGCGGTACAGCAACGGAAGCCGCCGCCAGCTGTGAGCCGGCATGCGGTGCGTTGGCTGCTCCGGGCTGTTGAAACACGATGCTGTCGGTGTGTCGCCGCGGATCACGATTGTCCTCCGCTGCCGATGCGCACGGCTGGAATGTACGGTTTCTCTTCTGGTCCCTTCACGTAGGCGTCCCTCCAATACGTGAGCACGGCAATCCACTCGTCCGGCTTGCGCGGCTCTACGCGGCGCTTGAAGAGCCGGTCAGCGTCGGTTGTGCCGATGGGTCCGAGGTCGTAGATGTTGTAGCCGCGCTCCTTCAGCTTGTGCGCTGCATCCGTGTCGATGGGAAGCTTGCCGCGGGCGACGCGAATGACCTCGTGACCACGCACGTCGAAGCGGTGGCTCGGGGAGCGGTGAGCCGTGGGCGCCTGTCCCTCGCGCTGGTGCATCGACTCGTCGACCAGCTCGTCTCGAAGGTGGAGCAGGTAGAACGGCTTCGGAAGCGGAAGCTGCAAGGCACGGTTCTTCTTGCGCGCCTTCTTCCAGTCCATCTTCGTGCTCAAGCCAACGGCCTGCTCTTCGACCACGACCTTGTGCTCGTTCACGTAGCGGATGATGGCCGGCAGGATCCACGGATCGAGCGCGTGTGGCGCGTACCAGTTGCCGTCGCCAAGCGGATCATCTACCGGCTTGCGCTTCGTTTCGTCGTAGATGCCGACGATGGCGTGGACCTCGCCGTCGAGGCGGCTTCCGCGCATGCCGAGCGACCCGAACGCAATTGGCGTTTCGCCTTCGATGGCGCACATGATCCCGGTGAAGCGGATCGTCTCGATCCCAAGCCGGTCGACTTCCGCTTTCCGCATTCGCATCCCCCACTGCTGCGGTCCGAGCGCCAGGAACGGGAAGGCGAAGAAGCAGGCGTCAAACGGCAGCGGTTCTGGGAACGGAAGGTCGCCGCCACTCGTCCAGACATCGATGAGCTTGTGCGTGTCTTCCGCGGGGCAGTCCTTCCAGGGCACGCCGGCAAGGTCGCACGTGAGCATGTCGGCCGCTCGGTAGAAGGCGCCGTAGAGCGCGGGCGGGATGACGAACAGCCGAGCCCGGTAAGAGATGGACCAAGCGCGCCGCGCCTGCTGGATGGCCTCGTCGGAAGAGATGCCGTCGCCGCCGTACGCCTCGCCGCGTGATTGCTGAAACAGGCTATCGAGCGTCGCCAAGTAGATGCGCACGGCCTCATCGGCCAGCTGACGGCTGGTCCACTTGTACGGCACGTTGCCGTCCGACGAGACGTGGACAGGATCCTTACCGGCTTCCAGGGCATCGGAGAGAAGATTGCGCCTTCCGCGTCCGACTCCACGTCGGTCCTGGCCGAGCGCGCGGCGGGCATCGAGTAGGCTTTGCGTCGGGTCGTGCTTGGCCATGGCTTACGCTTCCTTCCCCGCGGCGACCCCTTCGCGCTTGGTGATGGCACGCTTCGGGACGAGCACCGTTTCGCGAGCACGGAGAGTGCGGCGCCGGCCAGCGAGCCGGACGCTGGTGTCATGAGGTTGGACGTCACCGAGGCCTAGCGCGACAGCTTCCACGTCGGCCATGATGCGGTAGCGCTTCGGCGACTCGCCGATGACGATGATCGGCTGCTTCGTGGGACCGGCCCAACCGTCGAGGTGAAGCCAAGCGGGCCATGGCGTATAGATGCCGGTCACGCTTCCTCCTGCTCGCGCTCGGTGTAGACGCAGCCCTTCGGAAACAGCTCTGACCAGATGCGGGCTTCATGCCCCCAGTCGAGCACCATCGGGATGCATGCTTTCGCTAGCGGCCGGACGCACGGCTGCATCGCCAACACGGCCGCACGCATGGCAACGACGGCATAACGGACCCCGTCCTCGTCGCCGTAGCCCCACAGCTCTACCAGGTGCACGAACGCTTTGAGCGCGTGCGTGTCCTGGCCAGTCAATGGCGCCGTGTCATTGCCTCGGCCGCGTAGCCAGCGGTACATCCGTTTGCACGGTGCCGGTTCAGGTCTCATGAGGTGGTCATCCATTGTGCAAGCTGTTCTAGCCGTGCACGCTCTTCGGACGACAGTTCGCGCTCTTTGCTTAGTGAGCACAGGCGCATAGCCTCGGCACGCTTCAGCGTGTCGACTGTGACGCCTAGCCACGTCCAGCAGGTTTCTGGCCCCTTGCGCTTGTACTCGTCGCAGGCGCGGTTCCACGCTCGAATGTCGCAGGCGCACATGGCTGGCCCTGGGTGTTCTGTCATCAATACCGTAGAAACACAGAAGGCGTACGCCATGAGGCCGCCTCTTTCCTCGCCCCACACCAGCTGCATCAGTTCGCGATGAGTCGCGGCCTCTTCTCCGCGAAGCGGCTCAGCGCGCTTGCGACCGCACAGCGAACAAATACCCGTCGCTCTCTTGTTGTGTCCACCAGACATGTTGCGAGCTTTCGGGCGATCTTTCTTGGGCTTTCGGTTCATCTCGCCACTACTCCAGTCAGCATGGGCCCATCTTGGCGCAAGAAGCTCGGGTTCACGTGGATCTTCAGCGCCAGGTTGATGGCGAGCCTTCCTACCTCGTCAGCGAACTCGCGCGTCAGGTGGTCGCTGACCTTGTCGTGGGCGAACTCGTGGATGAGCAGTTCCAGGTGCTCCGCTCCGGGGCCACCATCCGCGAAGCCCAGGAGCCAGCGCTTGCCGAGCCGGCCGATGTTGACCGTGATGATGCGGTTGCCCCACCAGGCGACGTGCGGCATACGGGTCGGCTCGTTTACGAGCTTTACGCCTGGCTCGAAGCCAAGAAGTTCACCGCCCAGACGTTCGGTAAAAAAGGCGAAGGCGCCCTGATCACGCGTGTACTCTGTGGGGTTGATTCTTCGCTCGGGCTCACCATCGCCGTGTTGGACACCCGTGGGACGGATCTTGCCGCTGGGCGCAGCGAGGCTGGCGCCTTTGACGTTCTGCCACTGGCCCCTCGACAGCGAGCCGCCCGCGATGACGGTGTAGCCCTCGTTCATCAGCTGCTTGTTGGCTTCGAGGTCGTTCGGGTCGAAGACCGCGCGCTTCTTGCCGAAGCGCTTGTCGAGCATCGTTTCCACGACGCCGGGCTCGATGCGTTCGTCTTCGGTGGCGGCAGCAAGCCACACCTTGTCGGCGTCGTCCTTCGTTAGCTCGTCCTTTAGGGCGTTGGCAACGGCCACGCGCAGCGTCTGCAGGTAGGCCGGCGTGACGTTGTCCCTGTCGGCGTTAAGGGGCACCTTCTGGTGCACATTCACATGCAGGCGTTCGCCGCCGGTCAGCTCGACGACCGGGATGCCCATCTCGTAGAGCCGAGCGGGCTCACCCTCGGCCGGCTTGTGAAGCGTCACAAGCGTCTTGCGCTCGGTCCGTCGCAGGTAGCCTTCATCGTCGGCTACTTCGGTCGGCAGCGTTGTCTCGAACTTCTTCTCGAAGAAGTCGTTGCACAAGCGCTCACCGTTGAACCACGTGGCGCATCCGGGCGGAGGCAACAAGAGCTTCATCGCGGCGTACACGTCCTCGTACTCGTCCCGCGTCATGCGCATCGTGCCGATGAACTTGCTGCCCTCGGCACGCATCCGCTTGCGCAGTACGTGTCGGCCGTCCTTGTCGAAGCATACCGACCCAGTGGTCGACTGGATCTCGGCCTCATCGCAGAGCGCCAGAACCAGCTTTTCACCGAGGTTGAGGTTGAATCGGCCGCGCTTCTCCGGGTCGCCCTTCTTTTCGCTCTCGGCGAACAACGTGAAGGCGTGGGCCAGTGTCTTGAAGCCCTCGGGGTCGTTGTCCTCGACTTCGACCGTTGCATACGGCTTGCCGGCCAGGGGCGTAACACGCACGTCGCAGCGCGTGGCATTCGTGTCGAAGCAGTTTTGCACCAGCTCGTAGAGCGCGAACGCCTTGCCGCGCTTCTCGATGAGCTTCGCCAGGCCCTTTTTGTCGACATCGAACCAGTTCATTGGTCCTCGTCGGCAAGCTCGGTCTCCACGCATTCGATGCGAATCTCGCACTCTTCGATGATGCGATGGAGAAAGTCCTTGTACTCGCGCTTGCTCATCTCTTTTGGCTCACTGAGTTCTTCCACGTGCTTCATGGCCTTGAGAACGGCTTTTTCGAAAAGGTCTTCGTTCACTTGTTGCGCTTCCTCTCTTGGATCATTTCGTGGACGTGCTTGAGTCTGGCGCCGAACGCGTACAGGTTGTCCAAGGTTTGTTCATGGACCAGCTCGCGGGCAACAAACTCTCCGTCTACGTTTGTTCCGCACGTGACCACAAGTAGCTGCCTTGCCTCTTCTTCTGTGTCGACGCTATAAACTGGCAGGAATCCTTTGGGGCACTTCGGACCGAAGCGCACGACCACGGCTCAGAAAATCTTGATGGGTCTCGATAGGTGGTCGGCCTTCGCACTCATTGCTCCCCCGCGGTGACCCACTCGGCGGCGTCCAGGTTTGTGATGCGAATGCCGACCGTGACGCCATTGCCAGCGGCCCGGCGGGTGGCGTCCAGCATCGAGCGAGCAAGCTTCTGCTCTGTTGCCGGACCATTGGGGCCCGCGAGAGGCGACGAGCCGCCGACCTCTTGCCGCACCAGCACCGTGAACGCCGGCTTCGCCTTGCCGAAAGGGGCGTACGACCAGGACATCGCCCGGAACATGTACGTGCTGGCTTCCTCGCGCAGCGCTTCGATGACAAGATTGGGGTCAGCGCGGCCGGTTATGTGGATCTCGGCGAGAAACGTGCAGCTCATGGCTTCTTCCTCGGGATGCGTTTCGTCGGCTTGGTCCGTGCCTTCTTCGGCGCCGTGATGCGCTTGATGAGCGCTCGGAACTCGGCAGCGCCTTCTTTGTCCACGGATTGGATGATGGCGGCGACATTCGCCGGATCGAACATGCCGCGCCCGAGCATCGAAGCAATGTCGTGCTCGTCCTTGGACCGGCTGGAGTACGCCTTCGCGAACACGAGCAGGTCAAGCGGAAAGACGGGCACCGACACACCGAAAAGCTCCTTCTCTTCGGCCCACTCGATGGCGCTCAGTTCGGGCTCGCCACTTGGTACGAGCACATCGATGCGGCGCTCCTGGTCGGTCGTGCCAGGCACGTACGCCGCGTAATGGTGCGGCTCGAAGATGGGGATGACGGTCATGCCTGAGTCGCGTAGCGCCCGTAGAAACGCGTGGTGGTCACCGTGGGCCACGTACACGTCCACGTCTTTGGTGGTGCGCTCGTAGCCGTGAGCCGCCATCGCCATCGCGCCGCCGATGGCGTACGGAAACGATTCACCTGCTCTGTTGCCAGCGCCGATAGCGCGCCGCAGCAGCGAATCAACGTCGTCGGCAGGTCGGCCCGACCGACGAGTGTTCTTTCGGGCTTTGCTCATGGCCGTGCTCCGTTTTTCGCTACCTTCACGTTCGCCAGCCGGCGCAGCTTCTTGAGGCGCTTGTCGCGTGCCAGCTGCCACTGCGCCATGACGCTGACGCTCGCAATGCAGCCGTCGATGATCCAGCGGTCATTCTCGCCGCGGGGCCGGTCGGCCATCTCGGGCAGGTCGCAGAAGTGGACGGGCGGGAGCATGCCGAGCAGCATGAAGGCCTCGCAAATCTCCCAGGTCAGATCCATGCCACCGCCGGTGAGGGCCAGGCCGTAAGAGTCGCCGACGCGTACGACGCACAGCGGCGAGTCGATGAGCCGCTTGGCGGCGTCTTCCGGGTCAGGAAACCAGGAGCTGACCGGGTAGTGGTAGGACATCATCGGCCCCGAGCCGTAGCCGAGCGAGCCGGAGCACTCCGAGTCAGGGTCGATGTCGGAGTGTTTCTCGCCGCCACCGCTGTGCACGATGACCTCGTTGCACCCCTGGCAACGCGACGCTTCCCAGTACTCCCAGGTCTCGCCGAGGCCTTCGCTGTCCCAGTCATAGTTGACCGGCTTGACCTCGATGGCGCGGAAGTTCAGCTCCTTGACGGGCGTGCGCTCGGGCTGCTTCTCTTTGCGGTTGGTGCGTTTCGTTGCCATGACCGTGTCCTTTCTCGCGGTGACCCCTTCACACCCGCATGGGCATGATGACCATCGTCCACTCGCAGCCAGCCTTGGCGTCCCGCGCCGTGAAGAGCGCCGGGTCAAGGGCCGACTCGCCCAGCTCGCAGATGACGCCGCAGCTGTCGCTGCAAATCTTCGCGATGGGCGCCAGCTGAGCGAGATAGCTGGCGTTGAGACCGACGCGTGCAACGGGTTTTCTGTCGCCGTAGACCGGAATGGTCTGCTCGTACGGCGGAAACGCCGCGTCGACCGGTGTCACCATCGTTTCCGACCCCGGCACGTCTTCGCGCCCGAGGGGGTGTACGGTGAGCTTGACGCCAAGCTCTCCGGCACGAACGCGCGGGTGACGTCCCTCAAACGTCACGGAGCACGTGTCCCTGGCCGCGGTGGCTTTCGCCAGGCGTTCCAGGTCGTCCCGGTGCACCAGGAACGGCCTACCCTTGAAAGTGCCGCTGTTCTTGACCCGAGCAAGGACGTGCCCGTCCATGGTCACTGCCGACCCTTTCTCGGGCTCGAAAAACACGCTGCTCAGGTGTGGCCGTGTGCCGTCTTCGGACGCGAAGGCCAACAGGGCCTTCAATTCGGCCTTGGTGAACACGAACGATTTCGTTTCGGCTTGGCATTTCATGACGCTTGTTTCCTTGGTTCTGGCACCGCGAGCAGAGGTTGCGCCTCGCGCTTCCACTGTTGGAACACGGCTTCAGGGGTCGCGCCCTCCTGGCAGTGGCCGCCGTGGACGTTCCACTTCCCACTGTGCGGGCTGCACCACGGCGGCAAGTGCTTCGCTTTCTCGGGATGCTCGAAGCGGCCGAAAACGGTAAGCCACCCGCCGTCATCGACGTGTACGGAGACCTCGAAGGGGCCGTGGACGGTCATCAGCCGCCACTCGTAGCCGCACTTGTGAGCGCGGTAGAAATCCGTCTCGACGGCGCCGTGCTGCAGCACGAACGCAGCAACAAGGTCATGCAGCTTTTTCGTGGCTGCTAAGCACTTCTTCGGGGCTCGACGTCGTGTCTTCATGACCATTTCCTTGGTTCGGTCGCGGCGACCCCTTCAGGCTCCCGCGCCCCAGTTACTGACCTTGGCCGGCGGCTCGGTCATGCCCTCGACCTCGCGCAAGATGTCGCCGAGAGCGAAGTCGAAACCGAACGTGGAATCAGTCTCCTGCTCGACCGCGACGTAGTCGCGGAGCAGGGCTTGGTTGTGGTAGCCGGCCAGCAACAGCGCTTCGCGCGGCGCGTAGATGCACAGGCAGCACGACAGCCGGGGCATCCCCAGGTCGTAGGCGTAGTGGTGGCGCACGCCGCTCTTGCGGATGCGGTCCCACACCTGCCCGACCGTCCAGTCTTGGATCGGAAGCCACGTGTCGACGTGCTGTGACCGAGTGCTGGTGCGCTCTTCCAGGTTGGCATGCTTGGCCCGCGCCGGGCTTTCCTCGGAGCGCAGGCCGATGCAATCGAGGATGCGGCAGGGGCGGCGCTCATCAGGGTGCGCCGCGCGCCAGCAGCAAGCCAGGGTCGTGAACGCGCCGCCGATGGGCCCGCGTTTGTGGTCGCTGGTGCACCAGCGGTTCTGCGGCGAGGGCCATGCCGGGCTGTCCTTGCCCTGCGCCCGAAGCTGCGCCGCCCGGTGGCGGACATGGTCGATGAGGTCGCCCCGCACCTCGCCCTTGGCGTAGAGGGGCACGCCCTCTTTGCTGCGGCCGTCGCTCACGGTGCCCTGCCGGCTCACGACCATGAACCGCACGCCGTAGGCGTGCGCCTGCTCTTCGGCCAGCTCCCGCGTCCCTTGCCACTCGACGCGCCCCAGGTCCGCGTGGATGACGACGATCCGATCCTTGACGCCGGCCGCCGTGGCCAGCTCGACGATGCGATCGAGCATCGCCTGCGAGTCCTTCCCCGCGCTGCTCGACACCGCGAGCACGTCGTAGCTGGTAACGTCCACCGCCTGCACGGCGGTAGGCTCCGCGAAGATTCGCAATTGGCGCTTCATGGCGACTCCTGCTGCTGCTTGAGCCAAAACTCTTCGAGTTCGACGGTTCCGGAATCGTCACGGAGCGCATCCGGAATGTCCGACCAGGAGAGGCACTTCTGCCATAGCTTCCTAGTCTCGCCACCGATGTCGCCTGAACGCTCCGCAATTACGCCGCTCTGTGCGTCGAAGTACAGCTGCAGCAATTCGTCGTAGGTAGGCCGGGTCATGACGCATTCCCTTTGCAGTCGTTCCAGCGCTCATCGAGCGGTGCCGTTTCGTGGTGGGCGCAGACCACTTCGCCCGCAGGTAGCCATTCGCTGCAAATGCGGCAGTGGCCGCGCAGGCGGCCGACCAAGAAGGGCCGACCCCAGTGGTACACCGCCCAGCCGGCGCCAAGCTCGGCAGCCTTGCGCTCCGCTTGCGTGCGGTTGGCGTACGTGACGCCCATCGCCTTGCCCTCGTAGAGCTTTGCGAGAACTTCCACGCCCGCGTGGCCGCGCAGCACGATTGTCAGTTGGTTGCTCATGACTTCGTCTCCGTGCGCGGGTCACGTTTGGCGCACACCGGGCACGTAGCCGGCCGGTCGTGGCCACCTTCGCCAGAGTCGACGATGCTGTCCAAATCGACTCGCTTGCAGAGTACGCGCAGGTCGTAGCCGTCAGCGTCGACTTCCACCACGTGGGACAGCATCGACTTCGGGCGGGCCTTGTAGGCCCCCGCGAGCACGTTGCGTGTTTGGTAGCTCATCGTGCTCATAGTTTCCTCGCGTTGACCCCGTGTCAATGCCCGCAACACGGGTAGTCCTCGCAGCCGCACGCGATCCGGCCGATGCACTCGCCCGCGGCGTTGTAGGCGCCGCCGGGGTCCAGCCGGCTCATGGTGAGCCCAAAGGGCTCCCTGCGCTCTTCGGCATCATCGTACGCCTCAGCGAACGCCCCGAAACGGGCGCGGACGTGGCTTGTGGCCGCCCTGGGGGCGCTTGCGCCCTGGTGGGGCCCGGCGCAGTAGCACCGGCCCTTGCCGTACCAGCGGGCCCGAGCGCCCACCGGCAAGGCCGCGCCGCAATCGGCGCAGCGGCCGGCGTATTGGAGCGTGATGGTTTTCATGGTCCTACGCCTGGTTGCCCCGCGGCGACCCCGCCAGCTGCCAGGGCCTCAACTTCCTGAAAACTTAAACTATTCTGGAAGTAATGAGGGTCTACTTCCAGAAGATGTCCGATATTCAAGAAGTAGAGGCCTGCTGGGCTTGCAGGGTTCCCGCGGCGGATGGTAGGGTAGGAACGCCGCACGACGCGGCCTTCCGGCGCCCCCGACGGGCGCGGCGCTGGCCGCAAGGCCGGTCCCGAATAGTCGAGGCGCCCGTTCCGTTAGGTCCGGTCTACGCTCCCCGCCCTCGGCGACGCTACGGCGTCGCGGGATAGCCGGCCGCAAGGCCTGGGGTAGGCGACACTAGGACGTGTCGCAAGTTCCGCTCGGACCTGTCGGGACGCCGCGAAAGCGGCTTGCCTGGGTCCGGGTGCGAACGAAGTGCGTGTGGTCAAGTAGATGTCAGCCTCCGGGCTGCCATGCGATGCCCCCGGAAGCTGGAACTCGGGGGAGCCAGCAGCCACACGCTCTTCGTTCGCACCAACAGGAGGTACGAATGAGCCGGAAACACTACGAAAAGGCCGCAGAAATCGTCCGCATCTACCGCCAGCCAGGTGGCGGGGACAACTGGCGGGCCGTGCGAAACGCCTTCGAAGCGCTGTTCGCTGGCGACAATCCGCGTTTCGACGTGGAACGCTTCCGACAGGCCTGCGGCGACGTGGATGACGACCTGCGGACCCAAGCGAAAGACCCCTTCCTAGGGGCCGACGGAAGGCTTCACCGCACGGCGTAGACTTACGGGCCCCAATCCCGAAAGCGCGAGCCGTACTGGGTCGCCGCGGAGGAACAAGGAACATGAACACCCGAAGCTACGTCATCGAGGACAGCTGCGACGAGGACGAGGAAACCGGCGAGCCCACGCCGCGCCAGAAGGCGCGCGAAAAGCTCGTAGCGGAGCTGGCCGCCAAGTGGAACGACGCCCATCACCGGATCGAGCAGCGGTCCTGGCGCTCCGACGAGGACCGCGACGCCGAAGCTGACTACCTCGGCGAAATGGCGGAGGAACGCGCCATTACCGTCGAAGCAGACGCGCTGGCGGCGGGAGCCTCTGCCGAGGATGCCAAGCAAGCCGGCGACGCGGCAGCGCAAGCGTTCCATGCCGAGATTAACGAACGCAACCAGCTCGTCCACGAAGAGCTGGCCGCCATCGAAGACCTGCTCGGCGAGCTGGGCGCCCGGATGGCCAAGGCCCTGTTCCAGTGGGCCGCCGATAGACGTCCACGCGCCCGTCGGCGTGCTCGTGCGTGCCTCCACGCACCATGCTCGACGAGCGATAGCGCGAACGAAGAGGAGGAGGCTAGCACGTGAGACAACACCCCGCGGAGGCGATCACGCTCAAATCCGTTGGGGCCATGGCGCCGCACGGCCCGGACCAGGATCCTAGCCGGCGAAAGTGTGCAATCACCGACGGGGCCGAGTGCCCGGTGACCGTCGGAGCTGGCTTCCCCCCATAAAGGGAGAGTCCACAGCGGTAGCGCAAAGCCGCTAGCTGGTACGGCTCCTGGGCCACCGGCGTTCCCCGGCGGGGGTAACTCTCCCGCCGGGGGATCTTCTTCTGCCAGGGGTCACCGCGACAAAGGACCGACCATGAACTTTACCACCGAGACCGAAATCAGCATCGAGCGCGTTCGTGGCCTGCTGTGCGGCGCCTTCGAGGGCGGATCGAACTACTGGTGCAAGATCGAGGAGTACACCTACCCTCCCGGCCTCATCGCCAAGGACTACCACGACGGTGGCAAGGGCCAGGACGGCGAGAGCTAAGAGGACTTGGTGAAGAAACTTCGCGAGCGAGCCGAAGAGAAGCGCACCGAGGCGGCGAAGTGGGACGCCCTGGCAGCGAAGTTGAGCAGCCCGTGAGCGCCATCATGTCCCCCTGCGGCAAGTACCGCTACGAGCTGCGCCGTCGTCTGACGGCTGAGCAACCATACGCGCACAAGTACGAGCGCAAGACGTGCTTCATCATGTTAAATCCGTCGACTGCCGATGCCAACAAGGACGACCCGACCATTCGGCGCTGCACTGCCTTTGCGCACCAGTGGGGCACCGCGGAGCTGATTGTGGTCAACCTATTTGCCTTCCGTGCGACGGAGCCGAAGCAGCTCTTCGTGGCCGCCAAGGAAGGCCTCGACATCATCGGTCCCGAGAACGACTCGTACATCAGGCATGCCGTCGAGGAAGCGGACAACGGCGTCATCGTGTGCGCCTGGGGCCAGCACGGCCACCGCTACGGCCGTGAGCAAGATGTCGTGCGCATGCTGCACAAGCACGACCCAGCGGTGCCGCTCACCGCCCTGAAGCTCGCCAAGAACGGCACGCCGTACCACCCGCTGTACCTGCCGCTCACCAGCCAACCATGGCCGTGGAAGCCTACGTCATGACGACGAGCTACTTCGACGAGGCGACAGCGAAACCGTGCGTCGGCTCGGGCTACTGCTGCTCGCAGGCGCCGTGCCCCGTCGGAGCGGCCCTGCACGGGCCAGTTGCGCCGTGCCCGAGCCTGGTGTTCAAGGATGACCGGTTCTGGTGCGGGGAAGCGCTCAAGGTCGAGAAAGGAAGCGAAGCATGGCAACGGATAAGCGAATCAGTCGGCGGGCTCGGGAGCGGGTGCTGCAGTCCCCTGAACAGCGCACGCCCGGCCTCGCCCTTTTTCGACCCGACGTACGCGAAGAAGCTGCGCCTGACGCTTCTGTCAGCGTCCAGCTCCTCGTCGAGTTCACGCGGGCGCTCATCAGGCTGAGCCCGAGCCCCGACGGACTATCGCTGGCGATGCGTCAAGCGCGAGGCGCAACGGGAGCATCCGACGAGGAGTGCTCCGCCATGATGGCCGCCGTGCGCAACGAGGCGGCGCAGAGCCCGTGGGCGAAGGATTTTTTCTGACAAGGTGAGCCATGAGAAAGAAGACCAAAACACTCTCCGCCGAAGCGTGGAACGCCATCTATCCACCGGGAACGCCGGTCGAAGTTAGTCCGATCCTACTGGAGCCACCGGCCTATAAGACACGGACGCGAAGCGCCGCCTGGATTGTCGGCAGCGGCGACGCGCTCGTGTCCATCGAGGGCAAGACCGGTGGGTACTGGCTGGACGCCCTTCGCGTTCTCACGGAAGAAGAGTACGTGCAGAGCAAGCTGCCATTGCCGTAGTTGACTTCCCGGTAACGAAAAGGTACGGTTTCGCACAATGACCACCGAGTGGTTCGTCCGACAGCCTGGCGACCTCGTAAGCCCGAGCGTCGATGACCCGAAGATGGCCATTGTCGGCTGCGACGTCCCTGACTGGGTCCGCTTGCCACCCGAGCTTGACGGCGCACAGCTGCGCGTGCTCGGTCATCACGAGGCCAGCTGCCCGAAGTGCAGCGCCGGCAATGTCACGCATCTGGAGCTGCAGGACCGCTACGGCGTCGCCGAATGCACCGGCTGCGGCTTCGTTTGGTATCGGACCAATGGCTGACGGGGAAGGAAAAGCCGTGACCGAAAAGCAGACAATGCTTCGGCGCATGCGCCAGCTCGTTTCCGTCTGGCGGGACCGCGCCGAGGCCGAGCTTACCGAGGACGGTTGCCCGTGCGCGGCAGCGCTCGTCGAGCAATGCGCGAACGAGCTGGAGGCGACTCTACCTCCGCCATTCCCTGCGCCACGAGCAGGAGAATCCGTCGACCGCTGGAGGATGCTCCAGCCAGCGCCGCCGACCGACGACGAAGGGGACAAGGAGTGAAACGCTTCAGCCACAAGACGCCCGGCTACGACTGCATCCGAGCCCCCTGCGGTGAGCGCGGCTGCGGCACGCAGCCGGGAAGCAACCACGGCATCCACAACGAGACCTGGTACTACGCCGTGAGCGACGGCACCGTGGCCCTGCAGCTCGAAGTGTGGTCAGGCATCTTTCCTGACACAGTGCCCATCGACTGCCGAGGCCACACGCGCTATCCGAAAGGCGCGTGGATGGACGTCCACTGCGCCTTCCCCGTTGGAGACGAAGGGCGAGACGAAATCATCCGCCTTGGAATCAAAGGCCGCGAGTGCACGTACCTCGACGGCGGCCTGTGCTTCGGCGCCGGCACGTGGGTGACGCAGGGCGAAGAACTGTACGAGCGAATTTGTCCTGACCTGGCACCGGACGGTTTCACCATTGGCAGTCCAGGTTTCACCAAATCAGAGTCGTTTTGGCTGGGCTATGAAAGTATATCAGTACGGCCTTCTGCCACCGACCGACAACAACGTGCTGGTGCGTGAACAGATGCGCGCCGCTCATCGCTACCAAAACGAACTCATCAAGATCGAACGCGACCGGCGCGACGCCGAGCGAGCGTTGATGGAACAGCATCGCGGCCTGCAGTGGCTTACTTGGGCAGCGCAGTACGCCGACGCTGAATGCGAGGCGGCGACACAAGCCATCAAGTCAGCGCGCGCTAAAACGCGCTCACGGTCTGAGTCTGACGCAGCAAAGGAGATCCATGCCGCGGCGAAGATCCGGCGGCGCGAAGCGCTGCGGACGCTGGCGTTCGGCCGGGCGCTGGTACGGGCGTCGAGCGATGCGAACACAATTTACGAGGAAGTGAACGCGAAGGTCAAAACCGCGCGCGCCGCGTGTAAAACACTTGGACCATATTGGGGTAGCTATCTGCTGTCCGAAAAGGCAGCCGAAGACGCGACCTTTGAGGTCGTCAACGGCATGCGCCGCAAAATGCCATTGTACGACGGGACAGAACCTCGGAACCCGCACTTCAAGCGCTGGACCGGCGATGGCGCTGTGAGCGTGCAGCTCCAAGGCGGCATGACCGTCGCCGAAGCACTTGGCGGGGAAGATACGCAGCTACGCATTCTCAACAACGGGACAAGCAAGAACGGACGGCGCGCGTTCGCTCGCCTCATGCTGCGCGTATCGAGCGATGGTCGCAATCCGATCTGGGCCGAATGGCCCATGGTGATGCACCGGCCGCTACCAGAAGGAGCGCGAATCAAGGTCGCGACGGTGAGCTGCCGCCGAGATGGCCATCGCGAACGGTGGACTTGCGAAATCACGCTCGACACGCTGCCGGTAGCGCCGCACAGCGGCAGCCGACTTGCTGTCGGCGTTGACCTTGGCTGGCGCGCGTTCGGCGACGAATTGCGCGTTTGCTACTGGTGCGGCGAGGACGGCGCCGAGGGCGAACTGCGCCTCGACGCTGCCGTCACGCAACGACCGGAGCGGCCTGCAAACCAGCATCGCCGGAGCGTGAGAACTTCCTTCGGGACAATGCAGCAGCTAACAAAAGCATCGGAACTGCGTGCTCAACGCGACATCAACTTCAACGCTGCCCGCGACGCGCTGGTGGCGTGGTTGCGCACAGCCGAGATGCCAGAATGGATGCGCGCTCTCACGGTCAAACGAGGCGAAACGCCGCCGTCGCAGGCTCAGGCGCTCGCATACTTGGTGCAATGGCGCGCTCCAGCTCGGCTAGGACGCTTGCGTTGGCGGTGGCTCGACGCACGCATCGACGGTGACACCGATGCCTTCGCAGCGTTGAGCGCGTGGGAAAAACAGGACCGACACCTGTGGCAATGGGAGACAGATCAACGCCATCAAGCGCTGGAACGACGAAAACACCTGTACCGAAATTTCGCGGCACAGATGGCAAAGCGCTACTCAGTCCTGGTGCTGGAAAAATTCAACCTTTCGAAGATGGCAAAACGTCCAGACATAGACGAGGCAGCCGACAGCGATGCGGCCCAATCGCAGCGCTACCGCGCAGCTACAAGCATCTTGCGCGACGCGCTCTGCAATGCCTTCCTGTCAAGCGGCGGGAGCGTGGAGGAAGTGCCGGCAGCGGGGACCACGAGACTGTGCCACGAGTGCGGGGAGCCCGTCATCGGCGATGCTGCAACCAAAGTGGTGCTCGCATGCAAGAATGGGCACGCGCACGACCAAGACAAGAACGCCGGAATCAACATCCTCGGTCGCCGCGAGCGGCCCGCTGGCGACGAACCACCGGGAGCCGCTCGCAGCGACGAAAAAGACAATAAAATCACACCAGAATGGGAGGGCCGATGGACCAAGCGAACGCGCAACAAGCGTGAGCGCGACGAGAAAAACGAAGCCGCTCGAAAAGACAAACCGGATGCAGCGGAATGATTCATGTTTTTACGAGGTGGGTTTCAATGGCAGCGCGGCGCCTTCAGAGCTGCGACTCCTCAACATGGCG